TACTGGTCGCCCGCGTCGAGAAGGCCCGACGGGTCGGCCGGATCGAGCGGCTCCGGCGTGACCGGCGTCGACGTGCCGAGGCCAGTCGTCCCCCGGACGATGTTCCAGACCCATGCGTTGTCGCCCGGCGTGCCGGAACAGCCAACGATCAAGTCGTAGACCTTCCCGCGCCGCTGCGTCGTCCCGTCCTGCAAGAGTCCGAGGACGCCGAGTCCTGCGGACGGGTCCGTCTTCGTGCCTTCGATTGAGAACTTCGCCATCGCCGTCCTCCTCCGTTCGTTCCGAGCCTAGCCGTCCTTCGCAAAGCGTGTCAATGAAGCCGCCGCCGTCACCCGATGACGAGCGCCCGATAGACGCCCGTCGCCTGAACGTCCCCAGCCGTCGTGCAGCCAAAGTAGACGTTGCCGTTCGGGAACGCGCTCGCCGGCGTCCAGGTTGCGAGGCTCCCGGCTTTCTTCACCCCGTTCTCCCAGACCGAAAGCCCGCAGACCGTCCCATCCCACCAGACGTCGATCACGATGAGCGAATTGTAGATGCCGAAGCCCAAGGCCGACGAATCGATGACGGACAGACCGTTCGAGTAAAGCCGGACGTCGTTGCCGCCGCCGTTGTACGCGAGGTAGTTCGACGACCCGTTCACGCTGTCGTTGAACCGCATCAGGCAGTGGAGCGCGGTCGCGTCGGCGTAGCTGAAGCCCGGACTCCAGATATACCGGAAGCGCCCGCGCTCGAGCGAGATGCGGCCGCCCATCTTCGCGACGGAGAACGCGCAGACGTCGCCGGGTCGCGTGTCCTGGACGGCGGCGTTGTAGATCGGCGAGGTCGGGAATTCGCCTTCCTCGACCTGCGCCTGCCAGCACATCTGCTGGCCTAGCTTGGCTACGTCGCCGGTCGCGCCGCCCGGATAGACCGCGATGTACGAGGCGTCCGCGTTGCCAATCGTCGTGACGACCCAGCATCGGCCCCACTTGCTCCCGCTCGGCATGGCGACGGTGTTCCCTCCACCGATGCCGTCGCGGAAGCTGAGTAGCCCGGTCTCGCCGGAGACCTTGTAGCCGAAGACCGACGCCACACACGCGACGAGCGGCAGCGTCATCGAGTCCTGGTAGACGCGCTCGACCGTGGCGGGGTCGTCGTCCACGATCTTGTCGGCGACGACGCCGCGCGCGAGGTCGGGGCAGTAGTCCTGATTCGGCACGACGACGCCGCTTCCCGTCTCCGCCCACTGCGGCGCCTGTTCGAACTTCTCCGTGTAGTAGGCGTAGTTCTTCCGCAGCGGTTCGACGAGGAGACCGCGTCGCGCGAGCGTGCCGTCGGGGCAGTGGAAGCGCGGCAAGTGCGTCGCGCCGACCCGCTGCCATCGCTCGCCGTTCGCGTCGTCGGGCATCCGCTGAAACGCGTTCATGTTCCGCGTGAACGTCGCGAAGTCTGGGAGCGGTCCCGAGACCAGTGGGACGACTATCGGATCGGCCGCGGCACCGCGCGCGCCGATCCCGACCTCGCGCGGCGTCATCGCGAGGAGACTGCGGACGGCATCGCCCGCAGCCCTCGCCTCGAGCGCGGTCAAGCCCACGACGCGCCTAGTATCCTTCGGCGAAGACGTCCGTGTCGTCGGCGCCGGTGATGTTCGTGAGCTGGAGGAAGACCTCGCACCCATCGACGTCGCTGTGCTTGAACATCTTGACGTCCGGCCACGAGTCGAGCGTGCCAGCGTCGATCCACTTCCGGCCGGTCGCGTCCGCGTGGGCGTTCTTGACCCAGACGGTGATCGTCGCGGTCTGCGGCGGCGTCTCGTAGTGGAGGTAGCCGCGGATGCCGGTGCCCTTCCCGATGATGGTCGTCCCAGCCGCGGGCGGGGTCGTGTTCGGCTCCGGGTCGTCCGTGACGCCGGTCTTCGTGCGGACCTTCGGGATCGTGAGTGCCATCGCCTACTCCTTCCGTCGCCCCTGCTCGCGTTCCAGATCCGCGATTTCGTCCTCGAGCCGGCCCGCAAGCTGCGGGTCGCGACGCACGGCGCGCGAATCCTGGCGCAGCGCGCGCAGCTTCGCGATGCGCGCCTCGAGCTGCTCGTCTGTCATCAGTTCGATCACGTCTCCCAGATCCTCGCCATCGTGCCGCCTGCTGTGCTTGCCGCGCGACCAGCCGGTATCGTGTCGCCGTCCGAGTCTGCCGGCAGGTCGTAGATCGGCGCCGTCTTCGTCAAGCTGGCGAAGGTGGCCTCGACGCTTCCCGCGCGCAAGTTCGCCCCGGTGGACTTGAACGTGTCGCTGCCGCCCGTTCCGACCGCCGCCGCGAGCCCCGCCTTCCCGCCGTCGTAGCAGTAGACGCCGCGTCCGGGGACGTCCGCCGCGTCCGCGACCCTGACGTCGCCGCGGAGCTTCAGCACGCCCGTTGAATGCGTCACGATGAACGCGGTACCCGTCAGCGCCTTCAGCTCGAGCGCGGACGCGAAGACATCCATCACCCCGTCGACCCGGATCGCCCCGCCCGCGGGACCTTCCTTGATGAGAAACGGCTGATCGAAGCCCACTCCTGCTCCGTAGATCGACCCGACGGTGCCCGCGCCGAACTGGATCTCCGAGTCGCTGATGCTGCATCCGCCGACGATGGACATCCGCCCGGTGCGGAACGCGAATAGACCCGTATACGAGTTCTGCGTCACGTTGCAGACGCCGCCCGCGAAGTCGCTGCTGTCGATTCGCATCACGACGTTCGAGTAGCCGCTCCCGAAGAACGTCAGACAGCAGTCGACCAGGACCGGCGAATACAGACTGCCCAGCCCATAGACCGGGTCGGCAACGTAGTTGTAGCGTCCGGTCTCGACCGTCGCGTAAAGGACGTCCAGCCCGTCGTACGGACCTTCCGACGTGATGATGCAGCCCACGAAGGTCCAGGTGCCGCCCGTCAGACTCACGACGGCGCCGTGCGTGGCGACTGCGTCGTAGAACTCGATGAAGGCGAAGTGAATCCCCGGCCCGGTATCCCCGACGAAGTACGCCGGGTCGCGCACCGGAACATGCGCGGCGACCGCGGACAGGAAGTCGTCCGCTTCGCCGACGATCCGCACGGCGGGCCGAAGAATCTCGTAGCCCCATCCGGGCATGACGGTGGGATCGAACGTGCCGGTGCCCGACAGCTCGTTCGTCGCGTTCTCGCGGACCATCATCAGGCGCTCGGTCCCAGCTTCGTCGTTCGGATCGAAGACGCGCAGAATCAGCCCGGCGTACTCGTCCGGCGTCCAGGATGCCCCCCCGACCTGAAGCCAGTAGGGCGTCGCCGCATCGACCGTGCCGGACTCGACGACCGTCATCGTCCTCCGGTCGCCCATGAAGACGATCCGCCCGCGCGGCGGGCGCGGCAGCGTCAGGTCGACGTAGCCGACGTGGTCGCCGTCCGCGAGGTGGACGACCATGTCGCCGAGGATGCCCAGCTCGATCCACTCAATCGTGCGGAGCCACGCCGCGTTGATCGTGGCGAACGCGTGCTCGGCGGTCAGCCCGTCGTTCGTGTCGTCGCCGTTCGTCGGGTCGACGTACAGGTGGGCGTTTCCGTTCCCGTCGAGCTCGATGGGCCTCGAGCACCAGCCGCGGTCCGTCGCCAGGCGCAGCGACTTTTCCTTCGAGCCATACGTCCACGGCGCGGTCGGTCGGTTCCAGGCTGCGAGCGAGTCTGCCATCAGAAGTGCGTCACCCGTCCGTCGTCATCTTCGCACAACCGGATCGGCCCTCGCTTCACCGGATCGAGCGCATCGCGGATCGCCCTCGCGACGGATCCGTGGTCGACCTCGAGCGCGCCCGACGGCACCTTCACGAGAACGCCACGCACGCTCCCATCGCTGTCGCGAATGCGAATGAGCGCGCGCCGCTTCATGCAACCTCCACACGACAGGCCGAAGCGGGGCACGACGGGGGGGGCGGCGTGCCCCCGCTCCGACCCGTACGTCAGTTCTGCGTTCGGTCGGAGGACGCGGCCAGCGGTCGCTGCCACGCCTTCTCCGAGTCCTCGAGGCTGCGCTCGCGTGCCGCCTTCGAATCGATCCGCGCCTTCTCCTTGTCGCTGAGGTCCGACGCGGGCGGAGGTCCTTCGGCCGCACGACGCGCGTCGGCGAGCGAATCGTTCTTCGCCGCCTTCCCCTCGAGCAGCGCCTCGTACCGTCCGCGGACGTAGTCGTCGGACCGTTCCGCGAAGTCGACCTTCTCGTCGTCCTTGCGAATCGCCGCTTCCATGCGCTCGCGCCGCGGCTTCCCGTCCAGCTTCGCGGTCGCCTCCTCGCCGAGCAGCTTCACCAGACCGGCACGGAACGCGACCTCCTCGCGAACCGCTGCGTCGAGCGCGGACGGCGCGCTCGCCTTCTCGGCCGCGTCGAGCTTCGCCTTCAGCTCCTCCGCTTCCTTTGCCGCCGCATCGAGCTTTCCCTGCATCTCGTCGCGCTCGGCGTTCGCCTTCGCGATGGACTTCTCCATCGCCTGCGAAGCGGCTTCGCTGCCCGCTTCGTACTCGATGCCGTCGATCTTGATCTTCGCCACGTTCGTATCCTCCGGTTCGGTGTCGATCACTGCGTCGCCCCGCGCGTCCAGGCGAAGCGCGACTTCTTTCCCCGACCTACCCCAGTTCTCGGGACCGATTGCAAGGTGGTTGGCGCGGATGCGCGTCTGGATCGCGTCGTACTGCTCGCCGTTCCAGACGCCGGACTCCACGCGGATGCGCGCGCGGTAGCCTGCGCTGACTTCCTTCCGGCGCCCTTCCTTGATTGCATGAATCGCATCCGCGTCGTGGATCACCAGCTCGGACGCAACGAAGCGGTCGTCCTGCTTCACCTCGTCTGCGACATGCCCGACAGCGAGGTGGCGCCAGTTCTCGGACGTCACCATGCCGCGCGGATGCAGGTCCGTCACGGGTGCGCCGCGGAAGGACGCGAGCGACTCCCCGTCGAAGACCTCCTCGGGAGGGCGCAGTTCGCGGACCTTCGACCCGTCCGCGCGCAAGTAGGTCAGCACGCCAGTCCGCGCCATGCGAACCGGCACGCGGACGCCGCCGCCTGCGACTGGTTGCGCGCGCCCGAGCCGCCCCGTATCGAACCGGAGGACCTCCTCCTCGCCGCCGTCGGCGCGGTCCACGAGGACGTCCTTGGACGCCGCGCCCCACGTCCCGTGGCACTCGTTCTTCAGCCAGTTGCAGAACGCGCCCTTGTCGTCGACGGGGATGCCCGACGCCATGCAGCGCGTTCGGAAGCCCTCCGCGTCGCCGAGCTTCGCGCACAGCCCGGACATCAGGTTCGACGGCATCGCGTCGAGCCGGACCTCGCGAATGCGGAGCGCGTCCATCTTCTCGGCGCACTCGGCGCAGACCGCCGCCATCTCGTCGCGCGTGATCCACACCTCCGCATCCTTCGACGCTGCGCGATGCTTCGCAATCTCGATTGCGGCGAGCTGCTTTTGGGCAGCAGCGCGCGTCGCGTGACACCCCAGCTTCTCGTCCGACTCGCTGAAGACGCAGAACTCGTCCCCGACCTTGCGGATGTAGTCGGTGCGCTCGACGGGCTTCGGCATCGGACAGAAAGTATCAGCGGCAGCAGCACGGAGTCAAAGGCTAGACCAGCCCGGTCAGATCCGGGATCGGAACACAGCGGCATTGGAAGTCGCCGCCTGGGTGTTCCCGCCGCTGACGCTTCTCGTCGACGATGGGCGGCTCGTTCCACGAATGGCGGGTTCCCTCGAGACGACGATGTGATTCGCGGACGCGTTCGTCCTTCGACGTCGACCAGATGTAGCTCCGCACGCCGAGCGCCTCTTGCCGCGTCTTCGTGAGCTGACCGGCCAGCTTCAACGTCTGGTCGCGGGCGATGAGCGCGGCGCGACTTTGCGAAACGCCGAAGCGCGCCATGATCTCCGACCGCAGCGCCTCGACGCGGATGCCGGGAACCGCCGCCTCGAGGATCTTCCCCTTCACGTCATCGAGCAGTCGCTTCGGGATCGTGACGATGAGGTTCGTTGCGTTCTCGACGAACATCTCGACCTGCGCCAGCGCCGCCGCGTCGCCGCCTGCGAGCCCGACGCCCAGCACGGAGCGGATCTGACGGAGGATCGCGCGACGGTTCTGCGTGAACGCGCGCCCGCCCCACTCGCGAGCTAGCCGACGCGCCCGTTCCACGAACTCGGGAGACCCGAACTCCACAGCGAGCTGCTCGAGCTTCCGCGACAGGTCCTCGCCGACCGCTGCGAAGATCGTCCTCTGGTCGCTGCGTCCGAGGACGCGCTCGTCCTCGGGGACCTCGGCAAGAACCGGATCGATGGTCGCCAGCACGGCTGCTTCGACCTCGCGTTCTACCTGGCGCGTGGCGCGGAACAGGAACAGCAGCGGCCCGTTCGGGTCGGCCTGCCGTGGCGGACGGCGCACGCGCGGGCTGCGGCGTTCCAGCAGGGCCGCCTTGAGCAGTCCTTGATCCAGACGGGTGGCGAGCACGGCTTCAGTCTACCCGCATCGAGTCTGCCCAGCGCAGGACGAGGTCCGCCGCGTATTCCGCGCGTCGGGCGCGCCTCCCACGGGGGGCGCACGAGCCGCTAGCGTATTGAATGAGACCGCGGCGCAGCGAGCCGCATTGCGCGTATGACCGCCGAAGGTGCTGCACCCCAGCCCAGACGTTCAGAACCGGCTGACGCAGAAGCGTCTCGGGGTCGAACGACATCCACGCGCGGCGCCCGTGGAGCTGCATCAGGCCGATCTCGCCAGCCGATCCGACGACCCACGGCTTCCAGCTCGATTCGTGGAACGCGACGGCGAGCACGACCTCGGGCGGGATGTCCGTTTCGCGCGTGTGGATCCACGCCCACGCTGCAAGCTGCCGATAGAAGCGGCGGTCGTCAGGGTGACGGACGCGCGCTTCGCCACCAGGACGGCGCGCCATGAAGCGGATCGCCAACCGTCCCAGGCGGGACCACTCCGGCACCGCCGGCTCGCTCCGCAGGACGACGGCGGCATCGCATTGCGTCGCCAGCATCAGGACGAGCGCAATCGAAGCAGCGACGAGCACGACCCAGGCGAAGATCACAGCTACCCGTTCCGATAGACGCATCACGCACCTCCCGTCCTTCTACGTGCCAGCGTTCGGACTGAGTCTTCTCGGCGGACCGCTCGCGATGACGTGTCCGGTCGCGAGCGTGATGGTGTGCGTGTGCCCGTTCGTGTCGTTCGCGGCCGACGTCTCGACGCGGTCGACGCCGCCGCCCAGGTCGGTCGTCTGGTCGATCACGACGTAGTGGGTGTGGTCCGAGCCCTTCGCGCCCGACGTCTCGAGGACGACCTTGTCGATGACGAACGCGTGCGTGTGCGTGTCCATCAGCGGGCCGACGGCGGGCTCCTGGTCGGCCTGCTGCTCCTCCTCCTCTTCCGGCTGCTCGGGCTCCTCGCTTCCGGGCGGCGGCGGTGGCGGCTTCCCCTGCTGCTGCTGGAACTGCGGCGGGACGTCCGACGACGGCGCGGACTTCTCGGGCTGGAAGCCCTTGCCCAGCTCCCCGACGATGCGTTCCGCCTGCGAGCGGTTCACCGGGAACGACGTGACGATGACCTCGACGACGGTCGCGCGCGGAAGCTGTCCGGCGGCGAGGGCTTCCAACAAGCCCTGTAGCGCCTGGACCTGCGCGCCGTTCAATGCGGACTGCGGGTCGACCGCTTCCTCCGGCTTCACCTTCCCCTCTTCCGGCGGCGGCTCGGGCTGCTGCTCGGGCTCGGGCTGCTGCTCGGGCTCGGGCTGCTGCTCGGGCTGCTGCGGCTCCTCCTCGGGCGGCGGCTGCGCGCCCGTCTTCGGCATCGCCGCCATCAGTTCCTTCCTCGCCTTGACGTCGATGCTCGTCTCGATGCTGAAGCCCTCCGGCGGGAAGCGCGACAGCGCGACCTCGAGCGGGTCGACCACCTGATGCTCGAGATACACCGCGTCGGCCTGCGCCGCCTTCAGCCGGATGTCTGCTTCCTCCGCCATCGTCTGTTGCCACAGCGTCGGGAAGACGACTTCCCATCGCTCGGGTTCCTTCCCCCGCGTCGGTCCGTCCTTCGCTTTGAAGACGAGCCGGATGAGATGCTCGAGCCGCGGACGCAGGACGTTCTCCTGTTCCGCGCGAATCGAGTCATACCACCAGCGCAGGTCGCTTTCGCCGGTCGCGTTCAGTCCGGCCGGGCTCATTCCCATCAGGACCGTCGCGGGAATGCGCGCCGCACCAGCGAGGCGATGGACGAGCCGGTCGATGACGTCCGACAGCCCCGTCATCGGCGTCGCCTTCCGCTCGAAGTCTTCCTTGTCGCTGTCGAGCATGATGGCCCGCGCGACGGACCGGGACAGGTCGACTAGCTCCATGCGCGTCGCCAGTTCTTCCTTCTGCTTCCCGGCAATCATCCCGATCAAGTTCTTGATCTTCATCACGCCCTGTGCGCTGTCGAGGACGAGGTGCGTCACGGCTTGCCACGAGCTGTGGAACTGGCGCAGCACGGGGAAGACGCGCTGAAGGACGGGGAAGTCCCAGGACTCGTTTTCGAGCTGGCGGCGACGCGACGCGCGCGTGCCGAAGAACATGATCATGCGCGACTCGTGGACTTCCTTTCCCTGGAGCGCGGTCGACGCGACTGCGTAGCCCGACGGATACAGCGTGTACGTCTTCGGACGACCGAACTTGGGCTCCATCGGTTCGTTGTAATAGCTGCGCGGCGTCATGCTGCGTCGGTCCAGCACGGTGAGGAACGACAGCGACTTGATGCGCTCCTCGTTCAGCGGCTCGGCCATGTCCGCGCCATCGTCCGCGCCGATGAACAGCGCGCTCCCGCCGTACAGCCGTCCCCAGATCCACGTTTCGCGCAGACGGTCCCACGCCTCGAGCTTCGACAGCGCGTCCTGGACCTCGGCAGCGAGGTCCTTCACCTCCTCGGGCTCCGTGGTCTCGTCAGCGTCGTCGGCCGGGCGAATCAGCAGGTCGAAGCCCTGGCGCATCGCCTCGAGCACGATTGCTTCGACGATGCGCGCCGCGAGGTCGTCCTCGTGGTAGAGGCTTTCCAGTGTCTCGACGTCCAGGAGGACGCCCCGGACGAACGCCCCGCGCGTCATCTTGTCGCGGTCGGTGCCGAGCCCCGTGAAGGTGTTTTGCCAGTTGTCGATCTTCGAGACGACGCTGCCGCCCCCGTCGTAGAGGAGGATCGGTTTCGCTGTCGCGCCAGTCCCGTTGCTCCCGTCGCGCTCGGTCGCCTCGTTCACAATCGCACCGCCCTCAGGTTCGCAGCGTACGATGCTGCGCCGTCTGTGTACAGCCGGAGGAGCGCCTGCGTTCCGCTGTCGACCTGGTCATTCTGTTCGCCGTCGACGCCGAGGAACCCGACGTGCTCCTCGGTCCACTCCTCGACCCAGGGCGCGTCGGCCGGAAGCAGCACGTTGCCCGCCTTCCATAGACCCGTCGTCGCTTCTCCGCGGGCGCGCTTCGACCCGCTCGGCTTCACGAGGTCGAAGCCGGCTAGCTCCTCTTGCAGCGTCACGACGGCCGGACGTCCGGCCGCTGCGTCCTCGACCAGCTTCGTCACCGCCTGCGGCCACTTCGCAGACAGCGCGCGGACCTGCTCGAGGATTTCGTTGAAGTCCCAGCGTCCGCGCACGCGGTCGACCAGGTAGAACCTCGGGTAGTCCGCGCACCACACGGTCCCGACGACGTGCGACCGTCCGCTGGTGCCGCCGAAGTTCATGTCCCAGCTCTGGATCCAGTAGCCGCCCTCCGGCAGCTCGCTCCAGAAATTCCCGAACCACTCGCGACGGAAGACCCCGCCACCTGCGGGCGACGGACGCTGCTGAAGCTGCGCGGCAACCGCGCGCGGTCCGTAGTCGTGCTCGCGGAAGGCGACCTCATCCGGTTTGAAGCGAGCAGCCCATAGCAGCTCGCCCTCGTCGCGTGGATCGGGGACGCACGTGTGGGGCGCGCGGATCGGACAGGACAGCTCGCCCTCGGCGCGCATCGGAAGTCGGAGATGAACCGCGCCCGCGCGCGACGACGCTATCAGCTCGGCGCTCATGTCGACTTCGTGAAGGCGCTGCATCACGACCAGCCGTCCCGCGCCAGGATGCAGCCGTCCGGTCGCCGTCGAATGCAGCCACTCGTTCGCTTCATCGATTTCCGTGCGGAGGATCGCGCGCCGCCCGTACGCGTCGACCGGCTTCGTCGGGTCGTCCACGATGAGCCCGTCTGCGTGTCGCCCCGTCACGGATCCGCGCGGCAGCGAGGTTGCCCAGCGGAAGCCGCCTTGATTGTTTGTGTAGTCCATCGCCGAGCGCGTGTTCTGGTAGGGAATGCTGACCTCGGGCCATCGCTGCGCCCACCATGGCGATTGGACGAGGTCGCGCATCTTCGCCGAGTCGCGCCGCGCGAGCCGCTGCTCGTGACTCGCAGTGATCCAGGCGAAGGTGGGATTCCAGGTCCAGACCCAGGCTGGGAACAGCGTCGCGCACAGACGCGACTTCCCCGTGTTCGGCGGGACGTTGACGACGAGGTCGCGCACCTGCCCGCGCGCCCACTTCTCCAGCCAATGACACAGCAGCTCGAGATGCCAGTTGTCCAGGAAGGGCGCCGGGTCGATCTGCGCCCAGGCGATTCGGGCGAACTCGTACAGCCCCTCGCGCGCGACGATGACGCGGTCTAGCTTCGCAGTCGACGGTGGCGAGAGGTCCAGCGTCACGCGTGCTCGCCGCGTGCGTGCCTTTCCCTGACGGCCCTCGCAGCACGAAGGACCTCGTCAACGGTGTGCCCAGCACGACGCAGCGCCTCGATGCGGTTCAGGAGCCGGTGCTGCTGCCGCGCATGAAGCGGACACTGGTCGAGTGGGGTGTCCGACCCAGCACACCGTTTCTTCGCGCCCAGGTCGCGACGGCGACGCAGCGTGCGCGCAAGGCTACCCACCGTTGTCCCCGTTCCCCGTGCTCCGGCGCCGACCCTTCGCTAGAAGCGCGCGCAGCATCTTCAGCTCGTCCGTGCTGTAGCGGTCGTAGTCCAGGTCCGGCTCGTCGAGGAGCTTCACCTCGTCGGGCATCCGCACGCCATCGATCTCAGCGAGCAGCCGATGACCGGCGAACACGGCTGAATGCCGACCGGCAAGCTCGGCGTTCGAGATGCGGCGCAGGATCGCCCGGCGGTGCTGCTCCACTCGATGCGGCCGTTCCTTCGTCGCTTCGCTGCGCCACAGGTCCCGTAGACGCTTCAGGTATCGCTCGGTCGTTCGCTTCCCGATGCCCAGCCCGCCACCGACCAGACGACCATCCGCATCGAACTCGGGTGGCTTCCGCGCCAGGCGCACGGTCGCCTCCGTCGACATTGTCCGCGTGTAGGCGTTCTCGATCCAAGCGAGGCGACGGTCCTGCTCGGCCTTCGTGACCTTGTCGCCCCGCCCGTACCGTTTCCCGTCACGACGTGTCACGACCTGAAGCGTATCAGAAGGCGTGCGAGCGTGTCGCCGGAGGGCTCGTCGCGCTTCGACTGCTTCCCGAGGACGCGCTTCACTTCATCGGCCTGCTCCTGCGTGCTGAACTCGAGGATGAGCCGGGGATGGACCTTCGTCTTCGGCGGGCTCGGGTCTTCGCTGGACAGCGAGCCCCAATCGAAGCCGTCGTTCAGGGCGAGCAGCTCGCCGAGGTTGTCGTCATCGTAGGGCAGGACGGGGACGAGGGTCGGGTCTGCTTCCACGACGTCCTTCAGCAGTCGAGCGAGCCGGTGCTTGTCCGGTTCGCCGTGGAGCGCGTTGAACATCTCCGTCAACGCCTTCGCTGCTGCGTCGGAGACGTCGCCGAGGTCGTGGATGAGGACCTCGCGCAGCCCGAGGTCGGTCGCCGCCCTATGCCGGTGCTCGCCATCGATGATCTGCGGCAGCGGCCCCTGCTCGTCGGCGAACATCTTGCCTTCGCAGCTCGAGCGAACCGTGATCGGGTCCACGAAGCCGAACGTCTGGATCGATTTCTTCTCGCGTCCGTACATGAACTCGCTCTGCACGTTCGGGTTCCACGGATTCGGGACGAGCCGGTGTGTCGGCCACGTCCGCGTCTCGCCTCGTAGCTTCATCGCGCACCTCGCATCGGGACTGGGGTGAACCTCGAATCGAGCCACTGCTGATATTGCGTGTAGGCGAACGCACAGCCGATGCAGTTGACGTAGTAGTCCGGGTTGTCCTGCTGCTTCGCGAACGCCAGCGCGTCGGGGAACTGCTCGGCAGCGCGCTGCGCGTACGCCTGGAAGCGCGGCGAGCGCGTCGCGACCGTCTGGAGTCCAGTCAGCGGCTCCCAGATCACAGCGTTCCCGAATCGCAGCCCCGACAGCCACGACGTCGAGTCGCACGAATAGGCGAGCCGGGTCTGCATCATCTCGGGGACCGTGCAGCCGAGCAGGTGGATTCGCGGCGGCACCTCGCACGCGCCGTGAACGCGCACGAGGAGGTCGCTGACCATGCGCTCCACCTGCCGACCCTGGCCGACATGTGAGCCGCGCGACGACAGCATCCGCATCTCGGGGACGGAGATCGCGATGTACGAACGCGTCCGCGCCAGCTCGACGAGCCCGTCCAGCCCCTCGGGTTCGTGCCACACGTAGATGACGCGATCACCTAGCGGGGCGAACTCCTCGCGGAGCCGCAGCGTCGCGTCCATGCCGAGAAGCCGATGCGTGTCCGCTTCGACCACGATGCACGGGAAGTCCCACTTCGCGAGGTCGTCCAGGTAGCGGCGCGTGTAGTCGCGATACGCGTCGTACGTCTCCGGCAGCGTGCCCTTCTCGCTTCCGAACATCAGCGAGAACAGCCCCGAATCGATGATGAGGTTCTGCGGGTCGTCCACGAGCGCGCGCAGGATGAGCGCAGCGTCCGGCACGTCGCGGAAATACCAGTAGGAGACGAGCCGGTACGGATGCCCCGCCATCATCGACATCAGCACGCGCGCCTGCGTTCGGTCCTTCTGCGGGATCCCGATGAGCGCGAAATTCACGGCGAGGTCGATCTTCATCCGCTCCTCCCTGGGCACCAGGCAACGCATCCGACCCTTGACCGGCGTGACGTCCGTGACGACCGCATCCCGCCCGGCCAGCGCGATCCTCATCGAAGCACGCGCAGGATCGCGTACGACACCGGCAGCGCGCAGACCGCGATGCTCTGCTTCAGGTAGTACTGCCCGACGACCATCGCCAGCAGCGTGTCCGTCGGCACGACGCCGCCGAAGGCGATGACGACGAACACGGCGGTGTCGACGCCCTGCGAGACCAACGTCGACCCGACCTTGCGGACCCACAGGTGCGGCGGCCCGGTGACGCGGCGGATCCAGAAAAACACGCGCACGTCGACCAGACCGCCCAGGACGAAGGCGCACAGCGAGCCGGCGACGATGCGCGGAACCTGTCCGAAGATGGTCTCGAAGCATTCGGCCAGATCGCGCGCAGGACTCGGCGTCAGCCGGACGGCGATGAGCGAGTAGGCGACGAGGACGAGCGCGCCGAGGAACGCCGACCAGACCACCTGTCGCGCTCGAGCCGCGCCGTAGCGTTCGTTGATGACGTCCTGGAGGACGAACGTGACGGGGTAGGCGATGGCGCCGACCGTGAAGGGCATCCCGGCGACCTCGATGAGCTTCGACGCGATGGCGTTCGCCGTGACGAGGCCAGCGACGTAGCAGGCAGCGACCGGAATCAGACCTCGCTCAGCCACTCGACCAGACCTCCGTTCTCGCCGTCCTCGCTGACCTCGCAACGGTAGGTCCGGTAGATGCCCTTCGTCGGGTACGTCGCCACGGCCCACCTCACAATCGACTCGGCCATCAGCTCGCAGCTCGCCGTCGTCGGGAACGTGTTGGGCACATCGAGGAACGCGTCCAGCTCGCGCTTCACGAGCGTGAACTCCAACTCGCGGTCCTCGTGCGCGACCGGGATCTCGAGCCGCACATGGAACTCGTGGCGGTGGCACGAGCGCAGGAACGCGACCTTCATCGGTGCGTTCGGCCAGTGGTGGAAGGCGATGAACCGCGTGCGGACGACGATCCAGCGCATCGGCTTCGTCTCGCTCATCGCGCACCCCACCCGAGGAGCTGCATCACCTCGACACGCGCCTTGTCGTCGTCCCGGAAGAACCCCCTCATCACCGACGTCACCATCCGTCCGTCTCCTTCCACGCCTCGCAGCGTCATGCAGGTGTGCGTCGCCTGTACCAGCACGGCGACGCCGCGCGGTTCGACGTGCATGATGAGCGCGTCCGCGATTTCCTCAGTCAGCCGCTCCTGGACCTGAAGCCGCCGCGAGAACTGGCGCACGATGCGCGGCACCTTCGACAGCCCGATGATCTTCTCGTTCGGCAGGTACGCGACGTCGACCAGCCCGGTGAACGGTAGAACGTGATGGGCGCAGAGGGACGCGAACGGAATCGAACGGACGGCGATGATCTGGTCGCAGCCGTCTGTCGCGAACGTCCGCACCTTCGGGTCGTACGTGTAGCCCGACACCAGCTCGCGGAACGCGCGCAGCATCCGCGCTGGCGTGTCGCGGTCGTATTCGAATTCGTCGCGCGGAACGTCGACCAGCATCGCATCGAGGAAGCGCCTCGCGACCGTCGTCGGAGTCACGCTCACGGCAGCCCCACGACCTTGTGCGTCTGAAGCGACAGACACCAGGGCGGGTTCTCGATGCAGAAGCGCGCCGCCATCCGCATCGTCAGAGGATCCAGCGTCGCGCCCTTCGCCTGCGGCGAGACGAGATAGTTCTCGAAGCCGCGCAGCACCGACGGACCGTAGGCGAGCGGGTTGTACGCCGGGAAGACCACCTTCAGCTCCGCGCCTTCCGTCACGACCAGATTCCGAGGCTCGACCTTCGGCGACACCGTGACCCAATCGATGCCGTCCGGGATATCGAGCGTCCCGTTCGTCTCGATGGCGAGACGCCAGTCGCCCCAGTCGCCCAGGTAGCCGACGAGGTCATCGTCCACCTGTAGCGCCGGCTCGCCACCCGTCAGGACGAGCAGCGGGATCTTCGACATCCGCTCCTCGTGGGCGACCGCTTCGATCTTCCGCGCGAGACCCTCCAGCGTGATCGCCCTGCTCGAGCGGAACGCGGTGTCACACCACAGCGGGCACTTCGCCCCCGTCCGCTTCGCGTCATCGATGCGCCGCTCGTCCAGCCCGTTCCACAGGTTGCACGCAGCGAAGCGAACGAAGACCGCAGGCGTCCCAGCGAGGACGCCCTCGCCTTGGATCGAAGCGAAGACCTCGTTGATGATGTAGCGCCGCGTCACGGGCACTCCGCCGACGATTCCGGCGTCTCCCAGACGACGACGCGAACGACGCGCCATTGACGGTAGCCTGAAGGCCCGACAGGCGAGTCCAGCAGCGACCGCGCGACACCGATCAGCTCGTGCGCGATCATCTCGGCTGTCGGGTCACGCTCGAATCGGTAGGGCTCCTGCCCGTACGTGTCGCGCACGAACCGAATCAACGCATCGTCTCCACGATAGACCAGGACGTTGTGATCCCAGTGCTTGTCGATCCAGCCCTGGACGGCGCTGAACCTGCTGAAGTCCAGGACCATGCCGTTCCCTTCGAACAGTCCATCGACCGTCACCTCGGCGACCCAGCGGTGCCCATGCAGACGCGCACAGCGACCGTCATGCATCGACAGACGATGCGCCCCATCCCACCTCATCAGCTTCGTGACCTTCATGGTTGCGCTCCCCTTCGCTCTAGTTCCGCGACGACCTCGCGGATCGCCCGACGGATGTCCTGTTCCTCCCCGACGCCGACTCGGCCCTCGCGCAGCGTGCGAAGCCGACTCCGGCATCGCTGCACTTCATCGCGCAGCGCCGCGTTCGACAGCCCAGCGTACGGGTCGTGGAGGTTCTTCAAGCACGGCATCGTCGTCACCCTTCCATCTCCCGGAAGACCTCGACGGCGATCCGCAACGCCTCCTCGGTCACGGGATCGAGCAGCATCTCCGCGTCGTCCTGCCGCATACCCGACAGCCACGCCAGCTCGCAGACGTTGTCGCGCAGCCACGCGAGCCGCTCGCGAGCGCGACGGACCTCGTGCGGCAGGAGCTTCGGCGCGGTCGTCGGGACCGCATCCTCGGCGGCGCGGAGGACGCGACGCGCGGACGCGGGATCGAGATTCTCCATCTCGCCAGGACTCAGTCCGGGGAATCTGACAGTAGCCGCCGCCTCCACCGCCTCCGGGCACTCGGACAGGCGCTTCATCGGTAGCCGTCCTTGCGGAGCTGCGCGACTTCGTGCTGTCCGTCGGCGACGTAAAGCGCGACGAGCGCGGCGGCGGCGCGATGCTCGTCGAACACGACGCCCGGCCAGTTCTTCGACGCGACGGCGATCTGCGTCGCCGCCATCACGTCGTGCGGCGGCTGCTTCCCCGTCCCCGTCACGTACTTCTGCCACGCGCGCGGCGCGACGCGAACGATTCCCAGACCGGAATCCTCCGCGAGCCACTCCCAACCGCCGACCTGGTGCCACAAGGACTTGATGGCGTTCGCGAACTTGATGTACGGCGACACCTCGATGGCGAGGACGCGCCGCTCGCACACGCGCCCGAACGTCGCCGCTTCCGAGATCCACTCGCGCGCCGACGCTGCGCCGACGAGGTCGGGCTTCAGCGTTCGTGACATCAGCAGACGCGGCAGTTTCCAGTCAGGGCGCGCGTGCAGGATCGCAACGCCCGTACCTTCCGTTCGTCCAGGGTCAACGCCAAGCACGATCATCGGCACCTCCGCTCGAAGCTGCCCCAGGACGACACCCGTGCCCGGCCGATCTCGGAGCGGAGAACGTCCGAGGTGACGCCACAGGGGCAGCTTCGAGAAGGGGTGCCGGGCACGCGAGCGATGCTACACAAGCACGCGCGCCGCAGACAACTGCGATCCGGGATCGCGGTTTCGCGAACGGTTGACCTCGAGTTCGCCATCGACTAGGCGCGCGCGCCACGCACGCACGCGCCCGCAGGCGCGGTAGATCGGAAACCTACTGATAGTCAGAAGAGAAGCAGCCTAGAAGAGAAGCACTGCTCGCTGAGGGGATCCAAGACCGTCCAGGTATGGGATCTCGCTGAAGCCGGGAAAGGCGATCCTGGATCGCTGTTCATCGAAGACTGGACTTCGCGGCGCGCGCTGGCGTACGCTCCATTCCCGTCGTGCTGCACGAACCCATCGCTCGTCGCGGACGCCGCCCCCGAGGGAGCAGCTACCCCCACGGGTGCGGCACGACACCCCTCTGTGGGGCGGCGTCCCCGGCGCGCGAGGAGGTCCGCGTCCCGTGGCGAAGCGTCCGTCCCCGAAGCTGGTCGTCAAGCGAATCGACTCGATCAAGATCCCGCGTGGCTTCGACGCAATCGACGACGAAGCGGTCGCGGCGCTGCTGGAAGACCTGAACCGCGAAGACGGCGAGACGCAGTCGCCGATCCACATTCTGCCGGATGGTTCGCTGCTGGACGGGCGCCAGCGACTCGAAGCGAATCGACGCGCGAAGCGACCGACCATCCTGTGCCGGATCTGGCCGAAGGGAACCGACCGCAGGGTGTTCCGACTGCGGGCGAACTCGCTTGGCAAGACGCGCTCGGCAGCCGAACGGTCGAAGGCGCGCGCCGAGCTGTGCATCGCGTTCGAGCAAAAGCGCGATCCCGGATCGCAGAAAGGCGGACGCGGCCGGGTCGGCGCCGCGACAAAAGCAGCGAAGGCAACCGGCGTCACGAAGCGAACGGTCCAGCTCGACCGACAGGCACGCGAGACGTTCTCCACGGATGAACGGTCGCGGCTCGACGGCGCCGGGGTCACGAAGCGGGCACGCGTGCAGCTCGCGCGCGATGTGTCGAAGCTGTCGCCGTCGTTCCGCGCCCGCGCAATCGAGCAGGCCATCGTGACAGCGCAGAAGCGACCGCCGAAGAAAGTCACGACCGACAACGGACAGCTCCGTGATTGCGTCGGACACGCCGTGCCGCAGGACCGCGAGCTACAGACCGCGTTTCGCGTCCTGCTTCCGAAGTACGAGCACGTCGAGAACCTGCTTCAGCAGGCGCAGAAGACCCTGACGAGTATCTGCGCGACCGCCAGCCCGAAGCGAACGAACCGGCTGACCAGGCTGCACGACCAGCTCCGCGCCATCGGTGCCGAGCTTCGGAACGCGAAGCCGCATTCGGTCTGCCCGTATTGCAAGACCGTCGAGAAGGGGTGCCTGAACTGCGAGCAGAGCGGATGGGTCGGACGACAGGACTTCGAGGTCGCCGAGGACGCGCTGAAGGCATGGGGCGACGACGCGGTCGTCGTGGACAGAACCGGCGACGAGCCGCGGTTCAAGAGCGTCGCGAGCGCCTAGCATGGCGCTCGAGCTTCGCGACTATCAGCAGCGCGCTGTCGCCGCCGTCATGGACCACCTCGAGGACGGCGGCAGCACCCTGCTTTTGATGGCGACCGGCACGGGGAAGACGGAAACGTTCTTCGAAGTCATCCGTCGATGCGGTCAGCGCGCGCTCATCTTGGCGCACACCGACCGCCTGGTGTTCCAGACCGCGGAACGAATCGAGCAGCAGTTCGGCTACTGGCCCGACGTCGAGAAGGCGGAAAGCCGCGACGGGCACGCGACGGACATCGTCGTCGGGTCGGTGCCGACGCTTGCCCGTCCGAACCGGCTCGCCCGCTTCGATCCCGATGCGTTCGGCCTGGTCGTCGTGGACGAGGTCCATCACGCGGCGGCGGACAGCTACCAGGACATCCTGGCGCACTTCAGCGAAGCACGACAGCTCGGCGTCACGGCGACCGCGCGCAGGATGGACGGGAAGCGGCTCGGCGAAACGTTCGACAGCATCGCGTACGTCTACGACCTTGCAGATGCGATCCGCGACGGCTGGCTCGTCCCGTATCGGCGACGACTGCTTGTGCTGGAAGACCTGAAGCTCGACAACGTGGACGTGCGCGGCGGCGACTTCGTTGCGGCGCAGCTCGAGCGCGAGATCCTGAACTCGCCGGAGGAAGCGATCCCGCACGCATGGGCGCGCGGCATCCTGGACTACGCGCGCGAGCGCAAGGTGCTGGCGTTCACGCCAGGCGTCGAAAGCAGTCGGCGGCTCGCGGAGATCCTGAACCGCTACGAGCCGGGTTCCGCCGCGCACCTGTCGGGGGAATCGAAGGACCACGAACGCGCGGATGTCCTGCGCCGGTTCCGCACCGGGGAGATCCGCCGGCTGTCGAACTGCTCGCTATTCGGGGAGGGCTACGACGAAACGAGTATCGACTGCATCGCGATGTGCCGGCCGACGAGGTCGCAGCCCTTGTACGTGCAGCAGTTCGGACGCGGCACCAGGCCGTCGCCTGGGAAGACCGACCTTCTCGTGCTGGACTTCACAGACAACAGCGGGACCCACGACCTCGTGACGAGCGTGAACGTCCTGGGCGACGGCGACGAAGAACGGGTGATCCGCATCGCCGAAGACCTGCTCGCGAAGGACGAGGACCTCCGCGTGGACCGCGCCCTCGAGACGGCACGGGACCGATACGGCGAGGAGGTCCGACGCGCGGAACGCGAAGCGGATCGCACGCGCCAAGCGGAAGGACGACGCGGGGTCCGCGCGCGCGCGCGCTTCGCGGTCTTCGACGCGGACAAGGACCCTGCGTCGATCCTCGGCGTGAACGCGTACCAGGTCCGCGCGCTCACCCGTCGCTTCGGTCTGCGCCCGCTATCGCAGAAGCAGCGGGCGGTGCTCGAGCGCGCAGACGTCCCGATCCCGAACGACCCAGCAGAGGCGCGGGCAATCCTGAACAACCTGATGGCGCGCAGGAAGCGACACCTGTGCAGCTTCAAACAAGCGCGCATCCTGACGAAGTACGGCATCGGCGCGGACTGCACGTTCGGCCAAGCACGCGCGCTGCTCGACGCCATCGCCGCGAACCGCTGGCGCGCCATCGATCCGGGTGTGGTTGCAGCAGTCCTCGATGAATGCGGAGGGCTGGAGGATGGAGTGTGAATCGAACCCGCTGTCCCAGAGGAGCTAGGCAATGCCACGAGCGAAAGCGAAGACGAAGCACGGACAGAAGACGAAGCGAGCCAAGGTTCGGAAGCGACCGCGACAGCAGGCGCTCCCCGGCACGGACAAGTTCCACGCCGACATCGACGCACGAGCGACGCGGTACGCGGACGCACGCGACACGCGGATGGAGCTGACGGTCGAAGAGAAGAAACGGCACGACAGCCTGATGAGCGCGATGAAGGGGCACAACCTGAAGCGGTACCGGACTCGCGCGGGCGACGAGGTCGAGATCCTCACGGAGCGGGAACGCGTCTGCGTCCGCCGCGCGAAGGGGAAGGGTCGAGACTGATGGCGCCGGAAGGGATGGACGCGCAGCGCGTCGCGCTAGGCGAGGTCGCGGCGAAGGTGATGCGGAACACCATCGAGCAGACCGCCCAGAAAATGCGGATGCACACGACGCTCGTCTCCGGCGCATTCGCGATAGCGACCCTGCTCGAAGCGAAGCGAAACGGGTGGACGCACAAGGCGCTCCGCGAGGCGGTCGACGCAGCGTTCTCGACACCGACGAACGGGGGGAAATGATGGAGGTCGCCCAGTGTAAGTCGTGCGGCGCGCGCATCATTTGGACGCTGACGATGAAGGGGAAGCGGATGCCAGTCGACGCCGACCCGGTCGAGAACGGGAACATCGCGCTCGTCGAAGGCGAGAACGTCGTCACCTCCACCGTTGTCGAGCCGGCGCGCGTGCCTGGTGTCCTGCTGTACGTATCCCACTTCGCGACGTGCCCGAACGCGGCGCAGCACCGGAAGCGATGACGATGCGCGGCGCGCTCGAACGACGACCGCAGCGATGGTTCAGCGTCCGACTCGTCGGCGGCGGCGGTGCCGAGGAGGTCGACCTCGTCCTCGGATGGATCACGAAGCGGGGGGGCGTCTGGTGGATTCATCTCGACTTCGAAGGGGGGGCGGTGCTGGACATGCCGCTGCCCTGCGGGCGGGATTTCCTGCCAGACACGCTGCACGACGCGCTAGCAGCGCGCAGGGCCGCCCTTCCAGACGCGCTGGCGCGAGCTGCCGCCAAAGCGCCGCCGCGCGCCCTGCGCCCGCTCAGGGCGCTGCTGGACGGTCCAAAAAACCCTTCCGATCCAGACCGTTAGCACCCATCAAAAATCGGCCTTTCGCGTCGATTCTGGTAGCCTTTCCCCTTGCCGGAAGCGTCTAAAAGGACGAGATTTAACCTGTGCCCGCCGACCAACAGGAGGAGCTGGAGATGACGACGAAGAAGACGATGAAGACGGAAGCAGACCTCGCGCACGCCGCGCTGACCGCGGTCGAGGATGCGGAACAACTGATGCAGCGCGCGCAGCTTCAGCTACGCACCGCCGTCCGGTTCCTCGGACGGATCGAGAAGGACAGCGACGCGGTCACGCTCGCGTCCGGCATCCGCGCGTTGATCGACAACGACACGGACGACAGCTTCGATGGCTTCGAGACGGAATCGAATCTGAAGACGCTGCGCGAGAACACGAACGGGCTCATCGAGGGACTTTGCGATCTGACGGTCTCGCTGGACGTCGGCGCCTGGGACGACGACGACCGGACGCCGACGGCGCCGTGCCCGCATTGCGGGAAGACGATGGAGATCGGTGACGAGCTTCCCGAGGAGCGGTGCTGCGACGGTTGCGCCGAAGCCCTCGCAGAAGGACAGCGACGGCTGCACGCGAAGGTGTCCCGATGAACGCGAACGACCGCTTCCTCGTCAATGCCGGCTACGTCCGGGGTCTGCTCGCGAAGCTCGAGATCGCGTTCGAGAACTACGCGCGGGAACAGAAGCGCCATCCGCACGATTGGGGCTACGTCGGATGCGCGGCGCAGGTGAAGGACGACCTCGCCGACGTGCTTCGCCTTCTGACCGGCGACGAGTCCGCCATCGGATAGCAGCCCGGACCGCCCACGAGCTTCGGTTCGCGGGCGGTACGGGCTGCTAGCCCGGAAGGAGCGGAGAATGAATGCAACGACACGAAGTCAGCAGGTCAACGCGGACATTGCCGCGCTGCTGCGCGCGCGCAATTCGCTGCTGTGGATCGCGACACGCGAGGAGGTGCGCGTCGAGCGCGCCATCATCGAAGCTGCCGGTTCTGCATCGTACGAGGTCCGGTTCTGGGACTGCGCGAACGGACTCGCGGACGGCGCCGGCAACCCAATCGGTCTCGGCCAGCAGGCGGCCGACCCGAACGCCATCGTCGGCTTCATCAAGGAAACGCGGGAACGCGCCGTCTACGTCCTTCGCGATCTGCACAAGTGGCTCGACCCGATCATCCTGCGCGGCATCCGGTCGCTCGCGCGACAGCTTCAGAGCACGCCGCGCCCCGAAGCGCGCGCGATCATCATCCTCACCCCGTCGACGGAAGTGCCGCCGGAGCTGGCGGGACACGCGACCGTGATCGACTACCCGCTCCCGGAGCGCGCCGAGATCGCCGCGATTCTCGACGACGTGATTGCCGCGCTTCCCGAGGACCTCCGCGACAAGGCGGCGACGAACGGCGCACGCGAAGCATCGATTGACGCCGCCGTCGGTCTGACAGCGGAGGAAGCGGCGAGCACGTACGCGAAGTCGCTCGTCACGACGCGGACCATCGATCCCGCCACGGTGTCTGCCGAGAAGAAACGGGTCATCGCACGCGAGCGCGTCCTGAGCTGGCACGACCCCGATCCGCGAGGGATGGACGCGGTCGGCGGCCTCGAGCTGCTGAAGGCGTGGCTCCAGGACCGACGCGCCGCGCTTTCGAAGCGCGCGCGCGACTACGGCTTGCCGGCGCCGAAGGGAATGCTGCTCGCCGGACCGCCAGGTACGGGGAAGTCGCTGACGGCGAAGGCGGTAGCGACTGCATGGGGACTCCCGCTGCTGCGATTGGACTTCGGCGCGCTGCGCTCGAAGTACGTCGGGGAATCCGAAACGAACGTGCGAAAGGCGCTCGCGGTTGCCGAGACCGTCGCGCCGTGCGTCCTGTGGATCGATGAGGTGGAGAAAGCCCTCGCGGGCGCATCGGGACCGCAGGGCGATGGCGGCGTCGGCGCGGACGCGCTGGGCGCCGTCCTGAATTGGATGCAGGAGCGGGCCGGCGCCGTCTTCGTCGTGGCGACGGCAAACGACGTGCGGAGCTTGCCGCCCGAGCTGCTTCGGCGCGGACGCTTCGACGAGCTGTTCTGGATCGACCTCCCGACGACGACCGAGCGCCTGGCGATCCTTCGGGTGACGCTGCTGAAGTACGGGCGCGACCCTTCGTGGTTCAGCCTGGACGAGGTCGCCGCAGCCACGAGCGGTTTCAGCGGCGCCGAGATCGCAGCACTGATTCCCGACGCGCTGTTCACCGCCTTCAACGACAACGAGCGCGAAGTCGAGACGGGCGACCTGCTCGCCGCAGCAGGCAACGTCGTCCCGCAATCGAAGACCGCAGCAGAGAAGATGAAGGCGCTCCGCGAGTGGGCGCAGGGGCGCACGCGTCCCGCTTCCGCTCCCGAAGCGACGAAGACAACCCAGACCAGAACCCTCGACCTCTAGGAGAACGACATGCCAATCGCAACTTCGGTGTTGAAGCCCGGCTACATGGTGTCGCTGAAGACCGCTGTCAAGGGGGGCGTCCTGTACGAGCGACGCGACCTCGAGGCGAACTACACCAACGAGAACGGCGAATCCGTCGCGAGGTGGGAGACGACGCGCCGCATCGACGACCCCGCCGAGCACGCGCGCGCCGTCAAGGTCCGGTCGCAGGCGATGACCATCATCCGCCGGATCTGCATCGCGAGCGGTTTCGGACTGCTGTGCCGCGCGGAACGCGAGGCGGAGCTCGACGCGGCGATCAAGGAAGCGCGCGCCGTGGTCGACGCATTCAACGTGGAGGCGCAGACGTGCCACGTCGCCGTGAACGTGATGAAGGGCTACATCGCCCCGACGGACGAGGAAGCCGCGCGCGGGATCGCCAACGAGGTCCGCGAGCTGCTGGAATCCATGCAGAGCGGGATCGCGCAGGTCGACGTCAAAGCCATCCGAGATGCGGCGAACAAGGCGCGGCAGGTGGGGACGATGCTGGACGGCGCGCAGGCAACGAAGGTCTCGATGGCGGTCGAGGTCGCACGCAGCGCCGCCCGCGAGATCACGAAGCGGATCGAGAAGGGCGGCGAGGATGCGAAGCGCGTGCTAGCCGAGATGTCCGGCTCGACGGCCGCCATCGAAGCGACGCGGATCGCCTTCCTGGACTTCGAGCCGGAGGTGAAGATCGATTCGTTGCCCGGCGTCGACGCGCGCGACGTGGAGGTCTAGCGATGCCCTGCACGACGCGAAGACTGACGCCGGAACAGACGTTGCAGCAGCGCATGGAGCAGGTCCGCCGCGCGCTGAAGCAGCTCGAGCAGAAGCTCCTCGGAAGCACTGCACGCGTCGTCATCGGCGCGAACGGGGCGATCACGTTCGCCGGATGGACGCCGCAGGAACGCAGCGGCATCACGGACGTCTGCGCGTACCGGACGCTGGCGTCCGAGAACTCGTGGGCGCTGCGACAGGCCATCGCGCGAGCGGAGATGCAGTCCGGTCGCAAGGTGAACCCGCAGGCAATCGCCGCCGGACATCACTCGCACGACGGAGGGCGGACCTGGTCGACGCACTAGCTCGGCCAGCCCGCAGGGGGCGCGACTTCGGTCGCGCCCCCGACGGGCCGACGGAGCCCAGACAGGAGCGGAGACCATGAAGCAAGAACGATGCGGGAAGCGGAAGGCCGGACGGTTCGTCTGCAACCGGAAGGCAGGTCACGATGGCGACTGCTCGTTCACGAAGTGCGTGTGTGGGAAGCGCGCGAACCATCGCGGAAGCTGCCGCGGGCTCGAGCAACTGCTGTCGTTCTTCCAGGTCGGCGGTCGCTAGCGATGGCGATGGCTCGCTGGCAGTGTCCGAAGTGTGGCGCCGGGAAGCTCGCTCCCCGACGCGCACGGAAGGACGACATGCGGCGCGTCTGTGTGCCGTGCTCGCTGACGACGGGCTACATCGTCCGTCGTCAGCGACCGACCGCGATGCGACTACGCGCGGAGAAGAAAGCCGCGCGACTCCAGCAGGCGAAGGTGGACCGCAAGGCGATGCGCGAGGCGTCGTACGCCTGGCCTGTCGTCCTCCATCGAGTGTGGAAGCTCATGCTGCGCCTGCCGACCGCCAGGAAGTATCGCGCCGGCAAGACGATGCTCGAGTTCATGCGGAACTCCCGCGGCTCGCTGTTGGGTCGCGCGTATCCGGGAATGATTCGCGTGAAGACGAGCCACGGTGTCGGTTCGATCCTGACGACGATGCTGCACGAACTCGCGCACGTGGTCGTGTGGCGACGGTTCGGCGTGTTCCGACCGCAAGCACAGGGACCGCACGGCAAGCTGTTCTCCTCGACCTTCCGAAACCTGGTGGACGAGTGGGCGGCGGATCGGAAGGGACGCGAGATCCAGGCGGTCGTGGGGCTCATCCGCGCGCTCGCGTGGTTGCAGTTCCGTGTGGCGACCGCACCACGCACGCGGAAGCACGCGTTCAGCGAAGCAACAGACGAAGGGGCGACGGCAGGGCTATGAGCGACCGACAGATCGAGGAGGCGCGCCGGAAGGCGCTGGACGGGAAACCGCTGGACGCGGTCGACGTCGCGACGCTGATGCTCGAGCACAACTGGGAACTGGCGCACGCGGGCAACGGACACCTTCTCTTCATCCGCATCGATGGCGTGCGCCTCGAGAAGTTCCTGACGGACCGCACGCTCGTCGACGTGACGCGCTGTCTGCGCGCCCTCGGGCGGAACCGATGAGCGAGATCGCTCCCATCGACGACCCTCGCGACGCAGACGAGAACGCGCCCGCCTTCTGCGCCGGCTGGGCACCGACGATCCTGATGCTGTGGTGCCGGGATCGGGAACGCTTCGAACAGGAACGAGCGGCCGCACGCGCGGTCGCGATCTGGTTGTACGTGCTGAGGTGCGAGGCTGAAGGCCTGCGCCTCGTGGGATGGGTCGGGGAGACGCCCCGACTTCGAATCGCCGATCCGGTGCGCGCGCATCGCTTCGGCTGGGACAGGAGGTGGTGAGATGGGACTCTCGGAGCAAAGGGTTCGCGCGCTCGTGAAGCAGACGGCGGCGAACGAAGTGCTGGAGGAGCACGAGGTCGACCTCTTCTTGCACGAATGCGAATCGAAGGCGGTCCAGCCGCTGTCGGGACTGATCGTCCCGACCATCCGGCGAGTGAAGCAGAAAGACGGAAGCTGGAAGCGGCGACTGACGTTCGTGACGACCATCGACCTGATGCGGTGCCGGGCGGACGAGACCGGCGACTACGCGCCAGGACGGCCGACGGAATTCGACATGGAAGGCGATACCCCGCAGCGCGCCCGCGCGTTCGTCGTCAAGTTCGTCCACGGGCATCTCGTGGAGTTCAGCGAGGAGGCCGAGTGGTCCGAATACTATCCGGGCGATGGGAACGTCGGCGCTATGTGGAGGAAGATGCCGAAGGTGATGCTCGGGAAGTGCGCCGAAGCGCGCGCGCTGCGCCGCGGATTCCCGCGGGCGCTGCACCACCTGTACCTCCGCGAGGAGATGGACCAAGCCGAGGCGCGCGAGACCGAAGCCGGCGCCGAGACGAAGCAGGAGCGGCTCCGGCGCGCTCGAGCTGCGGCCGACGAGGTCGCCGGGTCGCAGGTTCCAGAGGAACCGACGGAAGCGGAGGCGCCGCAGGCGTTGTCGAGCGAGGAGCAGAAGATCCGCGACGAGTTCGTCGCCGGACTTTCGAAGCTAGCCGAACTCGAGAAGGGCGCGGACTACGTGCGGTCATTCGACTACTCGACCGCGACCGACCTGCTGAAGCGAATCCTGAACGCGGACTACCACACCTGGCAACACGACCGCCGCGCGACCGAACAGAAGCGGCGCGACGCAGCGACGAATGGTGCGTCGTGAAGCGCGTCCACGCTGACGACTACGAGGCGATCCCTCAGCATGTGTTCGATGCGATGGAGCGATACGTGAACTGCGGCGTCGAGACGGGACCGTTCTTGAGGGCGGTCATCTCGAACGACCTGAAGGACGCGGTCGGTCGTGCGGATCGGGACTCCTACGAGGCGCTGCCCGCCATCGTCGGATGGTTCTACAACGAGGTGCCTTCCGGCGCCTGGGGCACGCGTGAACGATACAAGGACTGGACGTCGCCGCGCGGCAAGCCGATGCGCGAGCGGATGACGCAGCTCGGCGTGCTTCCGGTGAAGACGCGGTCGGTCTCGCGGCGCGAGGTCGACGAAGAGGTGAGCGATGACACTGGCTAGCGACCGCGAAGCCCGACGGACGCAGCTCGCGCAGCGTGGTCGCGAGGCGCTCGTCCGCGCACAGGACGCGTGTACGGAGGCGCTCGAGCGCGTCGGCCCGAACGGGGCGAAGCGCGTGCTGCGCGTCCTGGTCGACAAGCACGGCATCGAACCGCGCCCGCGTGGCCGACCGGCGCGGGCGCTCGACGAGGTCCTCTGGCTGCTTCGGAAGGGGCCGCTGCCGCTGGACGCCATCGCGCAGAAGCTCGGCATCTCGGACAGCGCAGCCGAGCAGCGCATCGCGCGACTTCAGAAGCTCGCTATGGTGCGCGCGACGAAAGCGGGATGGCGCGTGACGGCAGCAGTAAGCAAGAGGAGGCGATGATGGGAGCAGCGACAGGACCGACGACCAGAGGACTCGTCCTCGCCGCCATCCGCGCGCACGGCACGCTCGATCCGAAGGTGCTCGCGCCGCTGCTGGAGATGCCAGTCGCGCTCGTCGAGGACGCCATCGCCGATCTGCGCTGGGAAGACCGGCTTCCAGAACAGCAGCCGAAGCGCGAGCCGCTGACGCTGCGGTCTGTGCTCGAGGCGATCCGCGAACACGGACCCATCACAGCGGGCGAGCTGCGGCGCGCGCTCGATGACCCACACCCCGACGACCTCCGCGCGCTCCTCGAGGATCTGTTGGCGAGGAACGTCATCGATTGGGTCGGGACGGTCGACGCGAAGCGATGGAAGCCAGCGAGTCTGCGCCGCTGTCCGCGTTGCCTCGAGTGGATCGACGCGCATTGCACGACGACGTACACGGACGTCTGCGAGCAGTGTCGCGGCTTCGAAGGGAGCCCGGTCGTCGGCGACCCCGAGGACCTCTGACCCCGCGCTAGAACCGCTCCCATAGCAGATCCAGAAACCCCAACGATTCCGGCGACCGTCTGTGCGGCGTTCTGACGCGTTCAGAGCCGGAAGTCGACCCGTCGGTCCTGGCGCGCCTCGAATCCATTTCTGGGCAGGCTCAGGAGGCCGTGCTGTCGATTCACGGGTCCCGATTGGGGCCTGGCTTCACCTTGAACGTCTCGCGATGCAGATCGTGGACGTCCTTCGCGACCTCCTCGAGCTGCGTCTCGATGCGTTCCGAAGATCCGTTCACCTGGTGCAGCGAATCGCGCACGTCTCGCATCGTCGTCCGCAGATCGTCCACCGCTTCGCGCGCGTACTTCCCGGCAGCCACGCACGCGGACGCGGCGAACTTCCCGATGAACACCAGCACGAGGGCGAGGAGCCCGAGGGCGCCGTACTGGACCACGGTCGAGGTCGCTTCGCTCATGTCGTCAGCTCCTTGTGGATCTTCTCGATTGCCAGCCACGGGAAGCGGTAGCGGAATCCCGTCCGCATCAGGCGGACGAACCGCGGCCACAGCTCGGAACCGGGACGGACGAGCCACGTCCCGCCATGCCCGCCGGTCGGCGAGCCGCCCCCCTCGAACCGCCGACAGTACGGGTTCATCGTCGTGTGCCCGCCGATGCCGGGCACGTTCCCGGCGCTCGCGTGCCCGGACACCCGGCAGTGATCGAATCCTGCGCTGCACAGCGCGTCGCGCGTCACGTCCGCGAGGTTCCCGTCGCCCATCGCGGGACCCGCCCCCATCAGGCAACCGTAGAAGACAACGACCGCGAAGTTCGTCGGGTTCACCTCGCGCAGCGCGGTCGCCAGGAGTGCGACGTTCGCCAGCGTGAATCCGAACTGCGACCCGCTCGGCCATCCGTGGCCGAAGAAAGCGAGCGCGTCGATGGTGTGGCTTCCGCCGTAGTCGGCGATGGCGTTCAGCACTTCGCGGCGGCGACCGCCCGCGCCCTGCGAGATGTCCACCTCGATCTCGAAGACGACGCGACCGGCGCGACGATGGTACCGGATGAACGCCCGCGACTCCGGGAGGAACGCGCCGCTGTAGTCCCGCTTGCCGCTCGTGTTCCGGTCGGGCCGGAAGACGAGCATCGCAGGCGGTCGCGTGGGCGCGCGCTTCGCGGGCATCAGTCCGTCCCGCTTCGGAGGCCCGCGAGGATGACGGCGCCGCTCCCCGCCCAGTCCGTCCCGGCGATCATCCACCCGCGCGCGAGCGTGTGGTCGACGTCGTAGTACCGGCGCCCGAACTCCTGCGTCTTGTCGGTCCAGACGTTCCCGCCGTCCTTCGACATGAGGATCTGGATCCAGTAGTCGGTGTTCGGGTCCCCGACCGCGAGGAGGATCCCGTCGGGCGACGCGGCGACGCGGCGGAGCACCTTCGTCGCAAAGGTCGATGTTGCGAGCACCCAGGTGACGCCATCCTGCGAGCGGATGACGACGCCATCGCCGACCGCGACCCACCATCCGCTGTGAGCGTCGTAGACCACGCCGTAGAGGTCCGCGCCTCCGGTCGGGTCCGTTCGCTTCGTCCAGGTCGGCGTCGCCCCGCCCGGCGTCGTGTGAATGTCCCCGTTCTCGCCGACCGCGACCCAGAGACCGGACGCGCCGGGTAGTTTGTTGTGCGCGCATCCGTACGTCACGTTCGTCCCAGACGGGAACCCGCCATAGGTCCAGGTCGTTCCGTTCGTGGATCGGACGTACTCGCGCAGACCGCCGACGCCGATGATCTCGTGGTCCGGGTTTGGCTGCCCGTTGTCGTCCATGTCGACGATGGGATTCGGACCGCCGATGGTTCGGTTCGTCCACGTCTGCCCGTTCGGTGAGGTCTCGACGTCGTCGTCGCCGCCGCCCCCGATGAACAGGCCGAGCCGCGTGTCGCGGTGAACGAAGAGGATCTCCGCGCCAGCGGTCAGCGTCGACACGGCATTGAGCCACCTCTGCCCGTAGTCGGAATAGTTGTAGCGCGGCAGGTTGCCGCCGACGTCGAAGCCACCGGCGACGCAGACCCCGGTGTCCTCAGCGGCGGCGATGGCGTTCCAGCGGTCGGCGCTCGACGCAGCGTCCGACGCGCGCTCGAACCAGTTGGACACGTTCAGCTCGCGCAGATAGTCGATCCATTCCCCGACGAGGTTCGCGATGTAGTTGTATTCCTGCGCGGGCGGCTTCTCGCTCGGGACGTACCCGGCCGCACGCTTCGTGTCGCCTGGATCGACGTTCGGGTAGGTCGGCGTCGTCGCCCATCTCGGGGTGTCGGTCGGTCGCGTCGTCATCGCATTGCCTCCATCCTAGCTCGACAGCGCACCAGCGAAGCCGCCGCCCACATCAGGATCACCCGAATCGCCGAAGCCCTCGTCAGCGTCGAACTCTGACACCGCGCCGCTGGCGAACTGGAAGGTCTCGTCCGCGTCCTGTTCGATGTAGACGTAGACGAGCCGCACGCCGGCCGACTTCGCGTCCATCAGCACGCCGAACAGGATCTCCGGGTCGAAGACCGATTCCGTCAGCACGACGATCCGCACCGACGCCGGATCGGGCTCCGTCAGGGTGATGTCGGCGCCGACGCCGTAGACGAGGACCATGATCCCGATGAGCGTCTCGGCCTGCCCGTCGGAACGGTTCGCGAGGACGCGCGCCTTCAGCAGCGCGCGGTAGTCGTCGTCATCGAGCCCGAGCCTGCCCTGCCCGATCACTTCGCCGAGGATGTCGAGCTGCGCGCCGACCGCGTTGTCGAGGGTCCGTTCCGTGATGAGGTCGTACAGCGCGGTCTCGAGGTCCTGGACCTGCGCGATGTAGACGTCGCACAGGATCGATTCGATGCGCGGCTTTGTCTTGAACTGCTCCAGCAGCTTCGCCTTCGCGAGCGCACAGTGGTTCGTGATCTCGAAGAGACCGTCCTCGAGGACGGCGAGCGACCCGACGCCCGGATCGACGATGTACCGGGCGGCGGTCGTCATGCGCTCACCGTGCCCGACGGATCGATGGCAGACACGCGCACCTCGACGATGCTAGCGGGCCAGCCGCTCCGTCTGCGGATCGAATAGCGCCATCCGTTCTCGATGGCCGTGCGCGTCGAGTACGCCGCGTAGTCGGGCGTGAAGCCGTCGCCATCCCAGACAAGCTCCTGAACCGTCAGCTCCGTCTCGGGGAACGACACCCAGACGAACGTCCGGCGGATCTCGCCGCTGTTGTCCGTCACGTCGAACTGGAGTCGCTCGTTCCGTCCGATGGTCGACCCGGCGGGCGGGACGAAGCCGCCGACCTCCGGCGGGATCGTCTCGTACGGGGACAGGTTGATCCTGAGAACCGGCGTCGCGAACAGGTCGTCCTGGAGCGGCGTCGGGTCGAGGTCGTGGCGGTATTCGTCTGGAGCCGGCATCGCGTTCTCCTACGTGAAGCTCGGCGTCACGTCCGGCCACGGAAGGATGCAGTCGCCGAGACACACCCCATCGATTTCTCCGACGCTCGTCCCGACCGTGTTGCACTGCCCGTTCAGCGAGGAGTTCCCCTTCCAGCGACACAAGGACGAGTAGCCCTTGATTCCGATCTGCGTCCCGAGCGCGGACTCGCGACCGAACAGGATCCGCGCCGTCGGATGCAGACTGTCGAGCGGCGTCAGGCCCGCGGAGCCAGGGAACATCTGCCCGCTCGGACCGTCGACCGTCATCGCTGGCATGTAGGCGAACGCCTCGCCGCTCTGATTCATCCGGTACCACGCGCGCGGACCCTGCGTCGCCGAACCGATCCGCGCCAGTGCCCACGGCGAGGTCGCGACGTCGTTCTGGAAGTAGAACGCCATCGGGTCCGGGTCGCTGGCTTCCGCTTCCTCGAGCGGGTCGAACATCATCGCGACGTCGACGTAGCCGACCGCGTCCGTCGTGAACCCGAACCACGCGTAGGGGCTCGCGTCGTCCGCGCGGAGGTGGTGCCCGTACGTGTTGTCCGTGTCGAAGAACGTCGTGTCCGGCGCACCGCCCGTGCCGACGACCTGCTGCCCGTCCGTCGCCGTCGGGATCGTCGTCGCGTCCGGCGTGCCGCCGATGAACTTGTCGAGCGAGGAGACCCAGACCTCCCACGACTGATTGGACGCGCCGCGCTGGACGACCATCTCGCGCTTCGCCGCCGGGTCCGTGATGCGGTACCACGCCGATGCGTTCGCCATGCCGCCCGCACCCGAGCCCGGCACGGTGATCTGGTCGCCGCTGGAGTTGTACGTCGTCCCGTCCGACGAGGACAGGACCGACCACCCGGCGGCCTTGAGCAGCTCCTTCAGGTTGAACATGACCTCGCTGCCGCCGTTCGCGGTCGCCGGGTTGTTGATGTCGTTCTGCCAGGTCATCGCGCTCTCCTAGATCGGCGTGCTCGTGACAGTGATGCGGCTCGTGTCGGCCTCGGCCAGCTCGCGCGGGCCGACGGTGAGGTTGCTCGTCCCGGACGGGGACGCGGACCAGCCGGCCCGGATCTCCGTCACGTCGTAGATGCCGGCGACTGCGTCGAAGATGACGTCGACGAGCTTCGAGAGGATCACGTCGTCGCCCACCATGTAGTCCGCGTCCGCGAAGGCGACGATGGCTGCTTTGATGTCCGTGTCGCCCGTCGCCGGATAGTCGTCGTCCACGTCGACGTCGATCTCGAGCCAGAGCGTCCCGATGGTCGGGCGCGAGAACTGGATCGTGTGTTCCTTTCCGGTCGAGTCCTCGACGACTTCCGTCACGTCGTTCCCGAACGCGCGGATGCCAGCAGCCTTCGATGCGAAGATCCGTTCTGCGATGTCCGCGTCCGCGCCGCCCTGAACGACGGCTTCGAACGAATGCGGCGGCAGACCGTCGGTGTCGGTCCACGGATTCGGATTCTCGAAGACCGTGCACTGAACGACGCTGTCCACGGTGAGGATGTCCGCGCGGATGCCGTCGACCGGCGAGCCCGCCTGCTGCGTGATCTCGAGCTGGCGCCGCACGCGGAGGAGCGCGTCGGATTCCACGTTCTGCCCAGGAGTCGCGTCCAGCCCGTTCGTGACGGCACTCCATCCCGCGACAGGCGTGGCGATGATCGTGATCGTCCCAGCGAGCCCGATGATGGGACCCGTGACCTCGCATTCGCAGGCGACGTCGTACGTCCCGTCGCCCGGTGCCGTGTAGTCCACGACCGGCGTCCATCGGCTGTTCGGATTGCCGGCGACCTCGGCGAAGTGGACGCCCGCCTCGAGCGTCGTCCCGGACAGCAGCGTGCATTGAAGCGTGACGGTTCCCTTCGTCGCCGCCTGTCGGATCGTCCCGCTGATGGCCGACACCGCGTCGAGCTGCGCCTGGCTCGCCATGTCGGGATTGAAGGCGTTGTATGCCGCCTGCGCCAGCTCCCACAGCTCGCGGAGCTTCCCCGACAGGATGCCGTTCAGTTGTCCGATGGCGGTGTCGGCGCTCGTCTTCAGCGTCGGCGAGATGTTCGCCAGCTCGGCCTCGACGATCTCGGCTTCGATTTCTTCCTGCGTCTTCGCCGAGAAGCCGGTCGGGGTCACGCCATACGGGGCAGGCATCTCAGACCTCCACGAGGAACGGGCCGAAGTCTGCGGAATCGAGAACGCCCGCATCCGTCACGGCGACGAAGTCGATGGTCGTGCGTCTGGTCGAACGGTCGAGATTCAACACGAACGAGTCTAGCGACTCGACGTTCGGCGTGTCCAGGATGGCGCGTCGGAAGATCGTCTCGAGCAGCGCGCGGCTCGGGTTCTTGATGAAGACCTGCTCGAAGTAGGGCATTCCCTGGCGACGGTCCAGGAACCAGTCGCCTCGGAAGAACTGGAGCCGGATGCGAAGCTGCTGGGCAATGGCCTCGAGCGCGTCGACAAGGATGAGCTGTCCCGTCGGATCGAGGTACAGGTCGTGGGCGACCGGGTTGTTCAGGTCCGTCTCGACGACGAGCTTCAGGTCCACGAGTCACTTCGCTTTCACTAGGGTCGCAGCAGTCGATGTCGGGAACGACGCGCCCGACAGCGACGACTGCATCGCAGCGAACGCAGCAGCACCGCCGTCGCCCGCGAGGACAGCGGCGATTGCAGCAGTGATCGCAACATTGATCTTCGCCAGCTCGAGCGTCACGAGCGATGCGAGCGAGACGTAGTCGGTCGCGTCCTTCGCGCCGAGCCGCACGGCACCAGCGAGGACCGCCTCGTTCGCAGGGAGCCCGCTGATGGCTTTCGACGCGAGCTTCAGCCCAGGAAGGAAGACCGCGCCCGACAGACCGTGCGTTCGCTGGTCGCCCGGATCGACCGCCCTGTACTCGCCGGTCGCCCGCCACATGCCGATGTCGCGCTCGCAGAAGATGAGCAGCCCTGTGTCCCACGCGGCAAGTGGCATCGTCAGAAACCATCCGCCGCCGCCACCGCGAGGCCAGGCGACGGGCACGTCCTGGATCGTCGGAAGGTCCTCGAGGATCTTCGATCCGTCGGACGCGTTCTGGATCGCCCGCTGCACCCCAGGACGGACGGTCGCTGTCTGCTTCGTTTCGTCGTACGAGACGACCGTCGCCGGCAGCGCGGTGTGGACGTCGACGAGACGCGACTCGATTGCCCGTCGTATCACCTCGGCCATGCTGGGCGTAACCGTCACCTCGCGACCTCCTGCCGCTTGCACTCTATCTCGATTCCCCAATCCTCGCCCGCCGTCTCCCCGGTGTAGGTCGCGGTCTCGACGCGGAAGAACCCGGACACTTCGGGCGAATCGAACCGGACGCGCCGTCCTGGGAAGACGTCCGGGATCATCAGACAGCGCGCGGTGACGACGCCATCCGACCCTTCGGACGGCGAACCGATCAGTCCCGTCGCCGCCGTCAATCGGACCGCCGTGCCACGAAGGAACTGGTTGCGGTCGAGAACCTGAAGCTGCCCGTTCTGGATCGAGTATTCGAGACCGGCCGACCTCAGCAGCCCGTCGAGCTCCGCTGCGGCGTTTCCCGACACGACTGCGCCATGCGGGAAGATCGTCCCAGCACCCTCGAGGTCCGCGGCAGCGACCGCTTCCTCTGCGTTCCCGATGCCGACGCCGAGCGCCTGCGCCGCGTTCCGAAGAACGCTGGCGAGCGATGTGTTCGGCTGGTACGTGTGGCTGACACGCGCGACGCGCGCTTTCTTCCCACCGTCCGCGCTCGACAGCTTCGTGACGAGGTCCGGCCCGTCGCGTTCGGTGTGCGCGTCGCGGAGGTCTCCGAGGAAGATGAGCGCGTTCTCGCCGCCGTAGCCCGCCTCGATCTGGACGACGATCTCGCGCGCCTCGCGGATCTGCTGGCGATGGTCTTCGTTCAGGTTCCAGACCGACAGCTCCGCCGTATTCGGTTCGCGCTTCAGCGAACGGAAGACATCGAACGCGACGTCGAGGTCCGTGATGCGGAGCGTCCCGATCTGCACGGCATAGCTGCGCCGGAACAGCTCGGTCACGTCAGCCCCAGCTCCTCCGCGTCGAAGTACATCAGGCCGACGCGGCCGTCGGCGCCGAGGTCGTTCAGACCCGGATCGCGTGCAAGCTGGAGCAGGGTCGCCGCGTCCGCGTCCGACGGCGCAGACTCATTCGCTGCGCCGCTGAAGTCGATGGCGTATAGCTCGCCAGGCGGCAGACGTTCGTCGGTCTCGCGACGCAGCAGATTCCAGTTGACGACGAGCTTCAGACCGAGCGCGAGCGGCGTCTCGTCGCTGCTGAAGATGTCCAGGTACCAGCGTTGCTCCCGTTCGTTGAAGATGAACCGGAGGATGTACTCGCGTCCATCGAGCGTCGTCCGCTGCGTGTAGTCGGGGAACGCCGACGTCGTCGGGACGATGAGGATCATCCGAACAACCCCGAGATCGCATCGATGAATCCCTGACCGCCGCCCTCGAGACCCTGCATCAGCAGCGAGCGGTTCGCCTTCGGCCCGCCTTCCTCTGCTTCCTCCGTCTGCTGTCCGCCGCGCGCCTGTCTGCGGCGACCGCGTTCTTCGATTGGATCCGGCGCGGCGACAATCTCGGATGCGACCGTACGGATCTGCTTCGCCGCGAACGTGAACGCGATGGCGTCGCCCGTCGCCGCCTCGCGCGGCGTCGTCAGGTTCTCGATCACCATGTTCTCGTAGGACCGGAGCGCGGTCACAATCAGCACCGGCGTGCCCAGCTCGACGATTGCGGACACGAGGTCGTATGTGGAGACGACCCGGTTGAACGGCTGACTGAACCGCAGCACGCGGGCGGTGCGTGCTGCCGGGAACAGCGCCCCGTACAGCGCGCCCGCTGCGGCGGCGAGGTTGAAGTTGACCGGCGGCTCGGGCACGCGCAGCTCGACCGCTTCGAACTCGCCGGTCGCCCCGCCGAGCTGGTCGCTGTCCGGCTGAAGCCGCGACCTCGGGACACGGATCGGGGTGTTCGTCACGAACGCTTCGACCTCCACGCGTGGCAGTTCCGCGCGGACGTGGTCGCTGATGTTCGTCCCTTCCTCCACCGGATGCTCGGTCGCGACCGCTGACGACGTGTGCGTCTCGCGCAGCGTCGCGTCCATCGCAATCGCCACCAACCTCCCGTCCGGCAGCTCGAATGCGATCTCGACGGGCACGCTACACCCCTCCCGCCTGCTCGAGCGCGGCGATTGCAGCGCGCCGGTCTTCGGCGAGGATGCGGAGAACCTGACGGCGAAGCGTCTGCACGACGCCGCCCTGTGGCGCGCCGGTCGGTGTCACCACGGTGAGCTGCACGTTGTTCCGCTGGACGAGGTTGGCCCCGCCTGCCGCTTGTGGGATCGGCATGACGCGTCCGGCTGCTGCGACCGCCGGACCACCCGTCGCACCGAACGCATCGGCGACGAGCCCGACGCCTGGAAGCCGACGAGTCTGACGGATGACGTTGTCCACGACGACGCGGAAGCCTTGGACGATCTGCTGCCAGAGGTCGCTGAAGAACTGCCCAATCGCGGCCGTCGTGTTTCGGAACGCGGCTTCGACGGTCTCGACTGCGCTGAGAAGATCGATCATCGCCAAGCCCCACACCGCTCTGACTTCGGCGGACGCGAGGTCCCACGCCGCGGAGATCCGCGCCGGCAATTGGATCATGTCGAGCAGCATCCCGAACCACGTGGTGAAGACCCAGACGATGCCTCGGATGACGTCCTTCCAGGTGACGCCGCCTTCCTCGGCTGCGCCCGTGAACGAGTCCCACGCGGCTTGCAGCTTCTCGACCAGCGCGCGCGTGGTTCCGAGACCGTACGTCTCGTCGATGAAGGACCCGATGACGGACTCGCCCCCTTCGAACGCGGTGACGAGGTCGTCTACGGCGAGCGCGACAGCGACGACGAGGGCAGCGAAGACAAGGAACAGGGCGATAGGCTTCGCGAAGGCAATCGTGATCGCCAGGCCCGTCGCGACGAGCGCGACTTTCAGCACGCGGATCGCGCGCTCCATGAAGTCGGTTCCGCGAGTCGCTTCCTGGATCTTCCGACCGAATCGGATGATGCCGCCGACGACGCGACGCAGCGTCGGAAGCAGCGCGAGGACGAGCTGCGACTTCAGCCCCGTGACGACGACGTCGAGTTCGCCGAGCTGATTCGTGGCTTCCTCGGCGGCGCGCGCGAACTCCTCGGAAATCCCGCCGCCGAGTTCCTGGAAGCGGCGGCGCATCGCCATCAGGGATTCGCCCCCGTCTCGCAGCATGTTCACCAGCGCGACGCCCTCGGTGTCGAATAGCTTGAACGCGATTCGGACGCGGTCGGCCTGCGAAGAGGTCTGCGCCAGCGCGTCGGCCACGTCGACGAGCAGCTCCGACGTCGGGCGGACGACGCCCTGCGCGTCCGTCAGCTCGATACCGAGGTCGTGGAGCGTTTTCTTCGCCTCGCCGGTTCCGGCTGCGGCTTCCGCCGCGCGGCGCGTGAACCGCTGAATGCCGACATCGAGGGACGACTGCTGCACGCCCGCCTGTTGCGCCGCGAAGCGAAGTTCTTGCAGCTCGTCCGTCGTGAGACCGAGCTTGTCGGCGGTCTTCGCCAGGACGTCGGCTTCGCGGATCTGCGCGCTGATGAAGTTCGAGATGCCTCGGATGACGAAGCCGCCGACGAGCATCCCGCCGAGTGTCTTCAGCCGACCGACCGTCGCCGAGATCGTCTTGTTCGCTTTCTTCAACTGCTTGTCGTCCATCTGAATCCCGAACAGGGCAAGCAGTTCTCGGAGCGGCATCGTCCTAGTCTACCTCGACAGGCCCGGCTTCGGTGTGGCGAGGCGGGCCGCTTCCTCGCGCGCGTCGATCACGTCGTGTGCGCTGACGACGTCGTCAATGGACCACTCGGTCTCGATCTCGCGCAGCCCCGAGGAGTAGAACTCGCTCGAGGCGATTCGATGAATGAACCAGTCTACTTCGTCGGGGAGCTGGACGCCTTTCCCGTCACCCTTGCGAGGACGGCGCCGACGTCCGAGCCGCCGAAAAAAGACGCGTAGTTCACCTCCAGCGCGAACCCGAGCCATCGGAACAGGTCGCCGTAGTTCCCTGCGAAGTGGACCTCGCGAATGTCCCGCTTCAGCCGCAGCCACTTCCCGTCGCCGTTCGAGACTTCCGTGAACGCGCCGAGCGTCTCGCAGACGTAGTCGAGGTCCTCGTAGTTCAGCTTCTCGCCGAGCTGCTGAAGCGCGCCCGCGAGCGCGTCGCCGCGCACGGACATCAGGTCGGTCTCGCCTTCGCCCATGCCGCGCGTCAGCTCGCCGAGCACTGGACCGAGAACCTTCGTCAGCCGAACCATGAGCTGCATTCCGGCGCTCGCGCCGAGCTGCGTCACCTTGTACGCGCTTCCTCCGATGGTCCGCTCCTCGGTCTTCAGCACGACCTACCTCCGCGCCGTCTGACGGTCGATGGACGTGCCAGCGACCGCCATCCGCGGCTTCGCTTCGCACGAGTCGCAGTTCGGAAGCTGGCGGATCTTCCTCTCGGAAGGTCCCTCGACGAGCAGGTCCGCGCTCGGGACCGTCCGCGTCGCGCCACACTTCGGGCATCGGAGGTGCGTGATGACTCGCGTCGCCACGGCTAGTTGCCCCCGTGGACGTCGATCAGCTTCGCGCAGCGCAGCGTCCACTCACGCGAGGTCGGTTCCCTATCGAACGTGACGTCCGGCGCCTTCGAGATCCAGCATTCGGACGCCGCGAAGATGCTGGTGCCTTGCGCGTCACGAATCAGCAGGGCACCGACGCCAGCGCCGCCCGGCACGTTCCTGTCGAGCGTGTGCAGCGCGGACAGGAGGATGTTCGAGTCCGACGTCTGCATCAGGATAATCGAGACGGTCGCCCGGTCGTCGTTCGTCTTCGAACGGCTGACCTCGCCGTCGGTTCCGACGACGTCTGCGAAGCCGTCCGATTCCTTCTCGATGCGAACGAACTCCCCGTCTGCGTAGCCCGAGATCGGGATGCCGTTCAGGCTGATGTTGATCTGGTCCGGGTCGTAGACCTTCATTGAAGCCTCCTCTGGCTACACCAGCAGTCGTCCCTCGATCTCGAGCTTGTGAATCGCTCCGGCGAGTGTCGCCTCGAACGTGACGTCGGGAAGCAACCGCGCGATCTTGTCGGCCGTCGCGACGTCCGCTACGAGCGGGGCGGACACGGTCGGTGCCGGATCGGATGCGAGCGCGCCCTGGTCGATGGACGCGTTCAGCCTCTTCAGGATCTCCGCACGAACGAGGTCGACCGACGCGTCCGTGTACGGCAGCTTCGGGTTGTTGACGAGAAGGCTGAAGATGTCCTCCTGAATCCGCGCCGTGAGGAAGTCGATGAAGCGGACGATGTCGATCCATTCCGCGGACGCGACGATGCCCGTCCGCGTGTGCGAGACGCTGTTCAGCGAGACGTAGTAGTTCCCGTTCTTCCCCTCGATGGCGGCGATCTGATTCGCGTTCAGCGTGTCGACGTTCACGAGCGCGAGCGTCTTGTACGCCCAGGTCGACGAGCCCGGATCGGTCGGCAGTTGCCGCCCCGCCCAAGCTGCGCCCGCGAAGCCGAGGACTTCCTTGTTGTAGATGATGGCGGTCCGCGCGTAGCCACCCGTGTCGAGGTCGCTCATCACGTCCGTCGTCACGACCGAATCGTAGACTTCGTCGTCCGCGCTGTTGCACAGCAGAATCTTCCGCGTCGTTTCCGCTTCGATTGCCGCCGCCGCCGCGAGGATCTCCGCTTCGCTGTTCGAATCGAGCACGAGGCAATACCAGTCCGGGTCCTCGAGGATGACCGCGGCGAGGTCGGTCGCGAGACCAGGGTCCGCGGTCTCGTCCTTCAGCTCGAGCTCCACGTTCCAGGCGGCGTAGTTCGCCAGCTCGCCTGCGTTGTCGACCGCGACGTCGACGTCCGTCGTGTTATCGGTCGCCGTGATCGCCAGCGTCCCGCCGTTGATTGCGGTCGTGAGCGCCGTACAGATCGTGGGGATGGTCTCGGCCGCCCCGTTCGTGTGCGTGTAGGTCTCCGTCACGCCACCGAGCGTGACCGAGATCGTGTATTCGACGCCTTCGACGGTCGACAGCGGCGTCAGATTGATTGACTGCGTGTGCTCCAGGTCGCGGCGTCCGACCTTCACGCGCTGCGGCGATGGGTTCTGCGCGAACAGGTGCGCCGCCGCCTGGTAGATCGCGTCGTTCACGGTGTACCCGGCGGTGATCATCTCCGACAGACTCGCGTACGAGCGCACGCGCGGCGCGCCGGCATCGAGCGTGTGGTAGCCGAGGATGAGCGGGGTGCCGAATCCTGCGCGCGAGACTGCGACGGAAGCGGCGGTGATCGTGACCTGGACGACGTCGGAGAGCGGCATTAGATGATCACCTCGTCGAGTTGAAGCGGCGCCGGATACGACGTGCCGCCTGGGTCCTTGAGGTCCGTCGAAAGCTCGACGTGCTCGATGAACGTGATGGCCTCATCGCGCTCGTCAACGATTGCGTTGAAGACGAAGTCGGCAGCAGCCGCCGAGCGACGACGACCGTCGAAGTCGTATGTGAGATCCACCATCGGCCCGATGGTAACGACCGAGAGGCTCGCTGCCAATAGCGCCGCGCGGCTCGACGGCCGACGGATCCGCGTCCGCGCCCGTTCGACTGCGTTCCGTGCGTTCCCCGTATCACACTGCTCGATGTGTTCGGCGCGGAACTGAACCGTGACGATCCGGTTCCCCGTCTGCGACGGCAGCAGTTCCTCGCCTGACGGAAGACCCGGTGCTTCCACGATGCGCGTCTCGTCGACGCCGCGCGAAGCACACCCCGTCACGTGGATCAGCCCGATTGGACCGTCCACGAACGGGCGCGCGCCCTCGAGCGGGACGACTGTCTTCACCGTGTCTTCGAGCATGTTGCCGAACACGGTGCATAGGACGGTCTGGATCGTCTTCCAGTCCATCAGCGTCTCACCTGCATCCGGTTCCGCACCTCCCACGTCACGGACGCGCGGAGCTGTCCGGTGTCAATCAACGGAACGCTCGAGCCCTTCCGGTCCACGGTCTCGGGCTTCAGCTTCGGACGGATGCCTTTCGCGATCCGTTCCTGGATCTGGCCGACGAACGCGGCGCCCATGATGCCAAGCGCCTGCGCCTCGTCCATTTTGCCCCGCAGGATCTTCCGATAGACGGCGAGCAGCAGCTTCCGGTTCGTTCCCTTCGTCTTGTCGAACCACGCGCGGATGAAGGACCGCTCAGGGTTGTTCCCTAGACCGAACTCGTGGAACGCCCCGACCTCGGCGACCGTCATCGCCGCGCTCTTGTGTCCGCCAGCCGCCGCGTGGACGCCGACCGTCAGAACGAGATCCTGACGATGATGTTTCCGAAGATTGCGGAACATCCGCTTGTACCCGCGGTCGATGTCTCGGATCCGGTTGCGCGCACCGCCGGGTGCTTTCCCTCGCATCGTGTTCCGGCCAGCCATCAGATCACCCGAAAGCCGAACGCGACGCGCGACTGAAGCTCCTCCCAGACTGTCCCGTAGGTGGTCGACCCGTCCTTGTTCACCATGCGGGCGTTCTGTCCCCACGGCGACAGCGCGAGCAGCTCGGCGGTCTTGTATCCCCGACCAAGGTCCGCCTGCGCGCCCCAGACCGCGTCGTCGTGCAGTAGATCCGCTTCGGCGATCTTCGCTTCGACGAGGGTCCTGCTCGCTTCCTCGAACTCGGGGAAGCGAGCTAGGAAATCCTCATACGACAGCGCCACGGGGGGCTCATCCCTGCGCGGTGACGCTACCCGGCGGAGCCTTCAGCCTCTCGAGCCGCGCTTCGATTGCGTCCTTGATGCCCTTCCGGTCGTCGTGTTCCTGCCAGTAGGCGAGCTTCATCTCGTCCGTCTCGGCATCGATGACGGCCTTCGCCTCCGCGAGCTTCATGTTGTGGATGTCCTCGGGCTCGCGTTCTTCCACGACGAGGATCGGCCCGCGCCCGTACGGCAGCCCAGTCTTGAACCACACCTTCGTGACCGGGTGTTTCTTCGCGAACGCGACGACGTCGTCGTCGACGAGGTTCAGACCTGGAAGCAGCTTCGTGCGTCGCCCCTTCGGCCCCTTCTCGTAGATCGCTTTCCCCGTCTTCGGGTTCACGCCCGTCTGGACTGCCGGGAGCCAGACGAGCGACGGTCGATTGTTCCGAAGGATCGCCAAGCGATGCCTCCTCTCAGCAGCCGTCCATGTAGGTAATGGCGAGCGGGTAGTAGATGAGAACGCCACCGACGCGCGCGTGCGTGTTCACGACGAACGCGAGGTTCCGTTCCTGCGGAGGGAACTGCTCGAAGTCCTGCGGGATCTCGAGCGTGAGGACGTCGGGGCTCCGACGGTAGAAGACACACCGCGGTCCCGTTCCCGCCGCGTCGGCCAGCGCGAGCTTCGTCCACTGGTCGATGTTTCGGATGTACGGGTTGTTCGCGAGGAACGACTTGAGGATGGTCGTCTGATTGTCCGTCGCGATGGGCGTCTGCGCGATGATGCCGAACAGTGCCGTGTCGAGTAGGACCGTGTCCGGGATCTCCGTCTCCATCGTCGCGTCGATGATCGCCTGCACGCCCGTGTTCAGGTCCTCGACGATCTGCGCGGGCGTCGCCGTCGACCAGGTGCCGGTCACGGGCGGCGTCAGCGGGACGTTCGCGTTGTTCAGGAATCCGGTGATGCCGGTGTCGGCTTCCCCGAACGCCGCCATCTCGTCGATCTTCCGCTCGACCGCCATCCGCGCGGCCGCCGCACGACGCGTGTCGAGCCGCGAGCCCGCCATCGCGGAGCGACGGAGGTCCTGGATCGACCACGAGTACGAATCGCCAATCGAGACGACCGGCGCCTTGTGCTCGGTCTTGAACGCGTCGACCGACGGCAGGTCGTCCGCGTAGTTCGCGATGACCTTCGCCATCCCGCGCCAGTCCCACGACCAGTACGTGATCGTGTCCGCGCCGGGGTCGACGTCGGACGCGGTCGGGACGAACTGCCGCGCCTTCATCGTTGGATAGCGGATGTCGTACGTCTTCGCCTTGATGAATTCCAGCTCGCGCGCGAGGTGCGCGGACTCGTTCACGTCGAGGCGCAGGTGGCCCTCGTCGCTGAGACGCCGAAGGTGACGAACCATCTTCTCGAGGGATTCCATGCCGTCCTGTCCTCCTGTTACGAGGTCTGCGGGTCGTATTCGACGATTGCCATGCCGGCGGCCGCCGTCGAGGTCCTGAACGTCGCGCCGGGCAGCTTCGTCGCCGTCGCGGTGTCCGCGTCGCTTCGGCACCGACCGAGGTCGGAACCGCCGCCGCCTGCGCCGTGGCGGACGTAGACGTCTCCGCCCGCGGCGACCGCGTCCTCCGTCAGAACCCAGATCCGCCCGCGCCGCATGATCTGGACGGTTGCCTCGTCGGCGTAGCCGACCGGCGTGTCGGGCTGCTCGATGGACGTGTCCTCGACCGCGAAGCCCAGCGCGACGCCGCCGGAAATCTCGGCGGTCGCGTCGGGGAGATCACACTGGTCGTCGTTCGTTCCCTTCGTCACGAACCGACCGAAGGGAACTGCGCCCTCGGCCTTCGCCGAGATGCGCTCCGTGTTGCGAGACGAGTCGGCGATCTGCCCCTCGAGGGCGGCCGCCGGGTCCTGGGTGTACGCGAGCTGCGCCATGTGGTCTCCTCCCGGTCTCGGTTCTTCGTCGCTACCCTAACAGAAGAAAGTCAAGCCCCACAAGTCCCGGTTAGATGTTCTCCTCGACCTCGAACCGCTCCACGTCAGACGAGAACGGACCCTCGGCCGGAAGGTCGACAAAGCCCTGCACTTGCCAGTCCTTCGACGCGACCGACAGCTCCGCCGCGTTCGCCCGCGCCATGATGAATCCGTCTGTCCCGTCCGTGTAGAAGTCGGCGGTGTGGACGGTCGTCGTCAGCGGGTCCGGTCCCTTGACGCGGACTTCCTTCGTCGTCGCGGACGAGACGTCCTTCGCTTCCTTCAGCCCGGTCTCGGGATTGCAGGTGTAGATCCACAGCAGGAACAACGGACGGTCGTTGACGTGTGGATTGCATGGGTCGCAGCAGCAGCTCATGTCTTCGGCCTCCGAACGGTGTCAGCGATGTCCGCGTCAACGCGCACGACGTCGGCGATTCCGACCTCGGCGCGCACGACGTCAGCGATGCCCAGCTCGAACCTCAGCACAGGGAATCCTGGGATGCCAGTGAAGATCGGCCACACGAACGACGCGAACTCTGACGCACGCTGCGGCGGCAGCAGCAGGTCCGGGTAGGTCGGCTGCCAGGACAGCGGAGGAACGGGCGGCGGCGGGATCGGTTCGAGGTTCTGGGCGAAGACGCTGTAGTCGCGCAGACGCGCAGACGCGCGCGCGCGATCCGGGTAGAACGGCGACCACGCGAGGTCGCTTGGATCGTAGGGCGGCGCTGGCGGGCTGATGGGTTCGACGCGCCGCTCGAGCGCAGGTGGTTCGACCCGTCTGACGAGGTCCGGGTAGGTCGCGGTCCACGCGAGGTCTGCTGGGTCGTAGGGCGGCGACGGGACTTCGACCGGACTGACGACGACGCCCTCGAGGACGAGCGCAGCCAGACCTGGTGCGGCGTCCGGGTAGTCCGGCGTCCACGCGAGGTCTGCTGGGTCGTAGGGCGCTGCTGGCGGTTCCAGCGGACGGACGACGCCCCCTTCGGCGACGGTCGGCGTTCGTCCTGGAACCGCATCGGGATAGACGGGCTCCCAGGACAGCTCGGGCACCGGAAGCAGCGGGACAGGAAGGACGGGTGCGACGTGCGTCGTCGTGTCGGGAACGAGCGGCGGCGCGGCACGAACGCTGTCCGGGTAGGTCGGTTCCCACGACCCGTCTGGAACGGGCAGCAGCGGAACCGGCAGCACGGGCTCGACGTGCGTCGTTCCTTCCGGCACCAGCGGCGCACGACCTGGCGCGGCGTCTGCGTACGTCGGCGTCCATCCCAGCTCCGACGGATCGTATGGCGTGGGCGGTAGCTCGAGCGGCGCGACACAGCATCCTGTGTTGACCGGACGCGCCGCCGCCGGCACCGCATCCGGGTAGGTTGGCTTCCACGACAGGTCCGGCACCGGCAGCAGCGGAACCGGCATCACTGGCGCGAACAGGAAAAGCGTCATCGCGCCGATTGGCATCGGCGGCTTCCCAGGAACGCGATCCGGGTAGGTGACGCGCGGTACGAGCGCGGCATCGAACGGCGGCGTCGGCTGCTCGGGCGGCTCCGCGAGGTCCTGGTAGATGACGACTCGGGGATAGAAGACGCGATTACTCACGACTGCTTCCTCCCCTTCGGCGCCGACGACCCGACGACCGACACGAGCTGGGTCGGTTGCGCCGACGCGAGCATCCCGCTGACCGCCGCGACGATCTCACCGGGCGTCAGCGCAGCGGGCCACGGTCCATCGATGAAGTCGTCGGCCTCGTTCACCTGGAGCACGAAGTCGTAGTTGTTCTTCGTGTGCGAGTTCGCTGCGGCGACCGAGACGTTGAACCGATCCGACGCGCTGCCGGACGTCCACGAGACGCTTCCGGTCGTCGCCAGCTTCAGCCCCGTGCCGCTGAAGGCTGACTCGGCCTGCGCCTTCGGCCCCTCGAGGACGGACGCCGCGCTGGAATCGAGACGCCGGAAGCCGCCGTTCGCTGTACCGAGAGTCAAGCATCCGTACGTGAGGTAGGTCGCGTCCGCGGTCGTGACGTCGAGCTGGTAGCGATAGATGCCGGCCGGCCACGCTGCGGAGTTCGGCTCGTTCGCTGGCGTCGTGAAGCAGCAGGTGTCTTCCTCCTTCGCCTTGTTGATCGTGTCCGTCAGCGACGCAGCCGATCCGGTCGCCGTGATCGCCTCCTCTTCGTTGTTGCAGGCGAGCGCGGCAATGGAGAGCCCGGTGTTCGACGCATAGTAGGTCCGCGTCCCGCGCGCGCGCGCATAGCGCCCCAGCGCGCGCTGGACCGCGATCCGCCCGCCGCGCGTCAGCTCGAGCGGGACTCCGTCTGTCCATTCACGCCAGCCACGGATCGCACGCTTCGCAGCGTGGTCGTCGTGCAGCTCGTCCGAGGTCCAAACTCCGTGCCGGTGAAGCTGCGGCGGCGGGACGGGGAAGTCCTCGATGCGATGGTACGTCGTGTGCTGCCGCTCGGTCGGCCATTGCGCGCGGACGTTCGATCCGAGGTAGACGTCGAACTGCTGGCGCGTGTTGACGGCGCCACCGAGAAGCGGGTCGGGGGCGCAATGAAGGATCGTCGCGACGCACGAGACGCGGTCCTGTAGCCCCGCGTCCTCGGGGTCGTCCTGCCAAGCGTAGACGCGGCACCCGTCGGGGAGGTCCTCGACCGCGTAGTGGTCGGCGCCAGTGAAGACGAGACCTTGAACGTTCAGCGCGTGGACCCATCCGGGCTGATTCCCGATGACCTCGTCACCCTGCGGAATCGGCCGAGCGGGAATGCGCTGCCAGTCAGAGCTGTCGACTTCGATCCAGTCGCGCGGACCCTCCGCGGACCACTGGACGAGGACCTTCATTGCGAATCACAACCCGAGGATCTTCGCGTTCTGACGGCGCCGGTATTCGGCTTCCTCCTCGCGTTCGATCCGCTTGAGGAACGGACGACAGACGCCCTTGTCCGCGCACGGACCGCACACGTTCTTCATGCACAGGCGACAGAAGCCGCCGAGGTCCTCGAGCGGCACACTGGGGCGAACGATCACGATGGCGTTGCAATGCGAGCAGGTGAAGGTGTCCAGCGACGCGGAGGAGCCATCCGGCTCCGTCCACGTCGCCTGCCCGCCGGGATTCCGCATCGCCGTCGGTCTACTGCTCCTCGTACAGCATCGTCGCCTCGGCGGCGAGCGCCGGAGCGGTCGGCGTGCGCGCGAGGATCGACAGGTTCGCCGTCGCGGCGAGCACCAGCTCGCTGCCCGGCGCGGCGACCCAGCGGAAGGTCGCGCGACCGTTCAGCGCGATGCTGAGGAGGATGCCGGCCAGGGTCGGGTTCACGGTGTACTGGTCGCCCGCGTCGAGAAGGCCCGACGGGTCGGCCGGATCGAGCGGCTCCGGCGTGACCGGCGTCGACGTGCCGAGGCCAGTCGTCCCCCGGACGATGTTCCAGACCCATGCGTTGTCGCCCGGCGTGCCGGAACAGCCA